CGTTGTCGCCGCTGGAGGCCTGCTTGGCGTAATTTCCGCTGGAGGCCTGCTGGGCGTTGTCGCCGCTGGAGGCCTGCTGGGCGTTGTCGCCGCTGGAGGCCTGCTTGGCGTAATATCCGCTGGAGGCCTGCTGGGCGTTGTCGCCGCTGGAGGCCTGCTGGGCGTTGTCGCCGCTGGAGGCCTGCTTGGCGTAATTTCCGCTGGAGGCCTGCTGGGCGTTGTCGCCGCTGGAGGCCTGCTGGGCGTTGTCGCCGCTGGAGGCCTGCTGGGCGTTGTCGCCGCTGGAGGCCTGCTGGGCGTTGTCGCCGCTGGAGGCCTGCACTAAATCACCGTCATTCTTTTCCAGCATGGTTTTTTTGAACCAACCATTAAATACGTAATCAACAGACGCTTTAATGAATTGTCCAACCGTTATTTCTGCCTTGATTCTTAAATGACTCGCTGCGAGTTTGGAATCTTCTGGATGATCCTTTACATCACCATAAACTTCAACTTCAGCAAATCGACTGTCGCAAATATTATAATAATTCAGGACATCAATCGGCTCTTTACAGACATGAAAGCCGGATTCACATGGCTTAACCGTTCCTTTATGAACATATTCTTTCCCGATCTCATATTGAAAATCGCGACATTTTAAATCTTTATCAAATGCCTTATAAGCGGTTATTTTTTCTATCGTCATTTTTCTCTCCTTGTCTATTTAAAGTAACAATTGTTACAATAATTCATCTTTGATAGATGTCAACAAGAAATTTCAACTATTTTCAAACTACATAGATTTTCTTAGCCGGTGCCGCCGGATCCTCGGGATCCCCCTCCCAGTTCACCAGACAGGCCTGTACGGGCACGACACGGCCGTCGGCGAGCCTTCTGACGTGCCCCCGCCGCCAGTGCGGAGCCCGAATTGTGCCGTCTCCGGCGGACAGTGCCGCTTTTATATGGGGTTTCATACGAACATAGACATATTTGGAAAGAGTTTCCTTCCCGCGTTTGATTCGTGATCGTTGCAACGCAGAATCGGGTTCCTCCTCTTTCTTTTCGTATGCAGGATGATTAATTGTCAGGAGGAAAATAAGTATCCAAGATATAAGATTTTGAATCCTGTATTCGTCTTCTTTTAATAGTTCCTCTCCTTTTTTATATATACGGCTGCCGCATCTTTTTCCTTCCATATCTAAAAGAGCCGTAAATCCGTCAACCGCTAAATCTTTCGGAATTGTACACTTTAGGGCTTGACAATCCCTATAGATCAGTTATAATGGAGTTATAAGGTTGAAATTGTTCAACTTTATAATTTAGGAGAAAGAAAATGACCCAAACATACAGAAAAGCATTTGGCCGCAACACAGTCCGCGTCTCGTCCGACAAGGAGTGCCGCTTCGGAACTGACTACACCATCGCCCGCTGGACGCTCACAGAGCGTTTAAATGCCACTTTAGGCAACGACCCTACCGATCTCGACCCCGCCTTTATCACAGCATGCGCCGAGAATGGCAAAGGCGCAGTTTGGGAAGTAACCGACAATAACAATGTTACGGAATTCTTCGCAACATATAAAGAAGCGCGTGACTTCGCCTTCTCGCAATTCTGTTAAGAAAGGTTAATAAAATGTCATATGCAACAATCCCGCTCACGGCCACCGCCAAACGCCTTATAAACAAGGCGCATGAGGCCGATAAGCGCGTTATGAAGCGCATCCGCGAAGGATGCCAACAAGAGGGCATCGACGTAGCCCATGACTCCGCCACGGATGCTGCCGCGAAGTTACATGCTCATATGCGCGATTTTCCGAATGATTTCAGAATTGAGGAACGCGCATGACCTCGATCATCGAAATTTATAAACGCTGGCCTACACAAGCCGATTGCCTCGCCCACCTTGAGAAGGTGCGGTGGGGCGAAAAGCCGTTCTGCGCCTATTGCGGGGCTGATACTGTTTGCAAGAAGGTTGACCCTGACCGCAGGCCGCGCCTTCAATGCTGGACATGCCACAAGTCGTTCAGTGTGACCGTTGGCACGATTTTTCACAATTCCCATGTTGATCTGCAACGCTGGTTCCTTTTGATTTCACTTATGTTTTCGGCAAAAAAAGGACTGTCTGCCATGCAAGCCGCACGGCATCTTGAAATGCGCCGCCCTACCGTATGGAGCATGATGCACCGCATCCGTGCGGCTATGCACGATGATGGCAAGCTGCTGGCTGGCATTGTCGAGATGGATGAGACTTTTATCGGCGGGAAGCCGCGCAAAAAGAACCGCCGTGACGATGACCCGAAGGGCGGCGACAAATCCAAGCGTGGTCGCGGCACTGACAAAGAGGCCATTATCGGCGTGATAGAGCGTGGCGGCAACGTTCGCGCCATGCCAGTTGAAAAGTCCGAAATGACTATGGACTACATCTCGGCACTCGTTCGCCGCCTTGTCGATGCACCGCAAGCGGTTATCAACACCGATGAGTTTAACGGCTATAATGCGCTGAACAGCTTTATAATTCACCGCCGCATTAATCACAGCGTGGTCTATTCAGAAAGTGATATGTTCTCCGCACAATACGGGAACATTCACACCAACAACATCGAAGGCTTCTGGGCTTTGGTCAAACGTGCGATTTACGGGCAGTTTCACCACGTCTCGAAAAAATACTTGAGGCTTTATATCGACGAAATTGTTTTCAGATTTAATGAAAGGAAAAATGAAAATGCGTTCGGAAATCTGTTATCACTTGCGGTCAAGCCCTAATGCGTACATGTCCGAAATCTTTTGTTCTTTTATAAACATATGAACATACATAAATATTATCTTCTTTTGTCACCCATATAGTTAAATCTTTTGTTCCAGTGTCGCTTTCATCTACAAAAAAATCTTTGACATGAAATATCAAATCATCGAATGGAAATGTGAGAAATCCATTATAAAAAAATTCTTTGGCCGTTTCATATAATTGAGAATTTTCTTTAACAGTATTATCAAAGTAAATTCCGACGGGCTTTTTTCTCAAAATCAGCTCTATATGTTGCAGCTGCATACTATCGCCGATCACACGATGGTGATTGTTTTTTATGATTGAATATATATCATCGTGCAGCATTATTTTACCCTCTTCGGCATCGGATAAGCGTTATCACGGGCCGCCGCGATCCGCGCGATCATCGCATCAGAACAGTCGATTTTAATGGGCGTCCGCAGGTCATGCCGGAGGTCCACGAAATTCAGGAGCGCGTCCTCGGTGAGCGGGCAGCATCCTTTCTGGCCGCCGAGAAGCCACGCCATCGGGTTATCGAAGACTTTAAGGACCTCGGATCCCCGCCAGCAGCGAGCGGCATTGAATCGATCGCGCCCGAGCATGGAGTCATCGCATTTGCGGAGATACCACTTGTCGGGCTGCCGCGGCCGCCAGGCCACAAGGTTGACGACCTCCCAATTGTAGCTGAAGACCGGAAAAACCATGGCGTCCTCACCGGCGTCGCGCGTGGGTTCCCAGCGCTCGCCGATGAAAAGGACGTTAGCCGCGGCCGCCCACCGATCGTCGATCGATGGACAGCCGAGCTTCTTCAAATACTGATAGGCCCGTTCGTCATCAAAAAGAAAGAGCTCTTCCTGATAGTTCATGCGCGGGCCCTCATTTCCGCGAGTGTGGTCTCCAATAAAATCTGGCTGTCCTTGAAGACCGGCAGGAGCTCGCTCTGGACGTCCAGACTCGGCTGCTCGTCATAGAGCTTTCCGTCCCTGACCGCGAGGATCCCCTTCGCCGATTTCTTGATCCCGCTGTCGGTCGCCGGATCCTTGAAAATCGCCTGTCCGACGCCGTTGATCTCCCCATAAGTGGCCTTGACCGCGAATCCGTAGGTGTCGCGAGTCGTATACTGATAGGTGAAAGATCCGATTCCGAAGACGACATTCGTCGACGCGAATCCCTTGGCGCGCAGGCCGTTCATGATCGCGAGCGCGCGCGCCGGAGTTATCGAGTCCCCGTAGATCAGGCCGATGTGACTGTCCAATTCCTTGAACCCTTTAGCGTTAGTGGTCCCGCCGAAGATTTCCCAGAGGCATGTTATTGCGCCCTTCATTTCAGGAGTCGACCTGACCTCCGTGAACGAGCATTTATATCCGCCTCCATATCGCTTTGTCGCCTCGATTTGGAAATATGTCCCGCGGTGTTCAAAGAACTCGAAACCGGCGTCCACCATCTTTTCAAGGTGCGGCTGGTCGGCTTCGACGCTGTCCATCAGTTTATAGGCGGTCCCGCAGACGATCTTCACGGGATCCCCGCTGTCCGGCCGGATCACGACTTTACCGGCGCGCGCCATGATCTGGGGCTTGAGCTCCCGCACGTACTCGGTGACGACCTTCCAAAAGTCCCATGTATCGGAGACGATCGAGAGGATGCCCTTCGGGTAGGTGTCGACGATCAGGCGACGGAACGTCCCGATCTCATCGTCCTTGCCGCCCATGCACATAACACTGTGTTCGGTCGCCGGTACCGAGCAGCCGATCAATTCCTTCTCGGCATCAGCGCCATAGAATTGCTCCATGAAATCGATGGCCGGTACCGTGTCGGTGCCAACGAAAGATAAAAGATGACCGGCACCGGATGCCGCGGCATCGGCGAGCCCCGACATACCTCGGAAAGAAAAATCATGGCCTTGGAATTGGACAAATCCCTTGTCGGCCCCAGTGGCGTCCGCATATGCCTCAAGGGTTTTTCTGTACCAGCGGGCGGTCGTCGCGGACACGCAGGTTTTCCAAAGATAACAGGACATCACGGATTCAAGATAATTGACGATCCAGAAAAAATCTGGGTGGGTGTTGTGGATCGTCAGGCACGGGACCTTCATGTCGACTTCCGCGCCCTCGGCAAGCGCCCTGATTTCGATCGGCAGATAGCCGAGGTCATGCAGGGCCTCTATGTGATCGACGGGAATCACGTCCTTGCCCAGAGAAGTGTCCATGCGCCTCCTGTATTCGGCGACCACCTGTTCTTTAGGGAGCAGGAAGAAGTTTTCATTCCACGCGTTGATCAGGAAATCTTTGATGAAGTACTGGAGTCCGAAGAAAACGATCTTGTCGTTCTTGTCCGGCAGGTTGCTTAATTTATTGCTGCGCGGCGTGAAGTTCGAATAGATGAGAGTCGTGTTCTGCGGGTACTGCTTACGGTGTGCTGACTTGTAAAAGTCAATCGCGTGTAATGGGTTGATGTGCATCATATCTTTTCTCCTGTGAAATTGTTAATAGCGGTTAGAAACTTTTTAATTTCTTTTTCTGTGGCCTGTCCTTTCATTTGATTGTACATCCAGCAAACCCACTGAACGTTTTTCTTCGTATATCCCTTATTATTATCGATTCTATCTGGACTCGGAGCGAACGGATTTCTTGTATGTGGCGGGGTATTTTCATCTTGCAAGGTAAAGTCAATTCCAGTTTTGCAGCATCTTTTATCTTTTATTTTTTCCAATATTTCAGAAGATGTCCACTCTATCTTTCCAAGATTTTTACGTCTTGTGCTTTCTCGCATCCCTTGTAAAAGCTGAAAAGCTTTTCCCTCCCAGCTAAAAGTCCAACGTCTTTTATTTTTTATATTTTCTGGATCTCGTTGATATTTTTGCATGTACTTTTTCATGTATATTTTCGCCGCAGGTTTGTTTCTTCTCCGGCTTGCAAGTTCTCTGCCTTTTTTACTTTTCTCGTAATTATTGCGAGTAGCGATTCCTTTTTCAGAGGAGCGATATTTTAGTTGAGCGCGCTTTTGTGCAGGAGACAGCATCAGATCACTCCATTGTTCTTGTGCATATTATTTCTCCTGTGTTGTAGTCGTAGTTGTAGACGTTGTTAATGAGGCCCTTAAATACCTCTAGTCCTTTAGAAAAGATTCCGTGGGTGACGTACAGCTCAACCGAGGCCGCCCCGTGGTCGCGCAGGACCTTCGCGAGTTCCGTGAAGGTCCGGCCGCCGTCGCAGATGTCATCGACGATTAGGCAAGCCCTGTCTCGGACAGTCCCGCTTTCATCATAAAGCTGGGTTCTCAGGATCTGACCGGTCATGGGATCGCGGACCTTCGTGGCCATTACATACGGGAGCTGCAGCTTCGAGATCCTTTTTTCTGCACCGGCGTCCGGACAAATGATCAGCTTGTCGCCGATCAACTTCTTCAGGGAGTAATAGACGTTGATAACCTGGCAATTATTGATCAGCGCGCACATGACGTCCGAATGCGGATCAGCGACGGACACCCGTTCGGCTCCAATGCCGTTAATCAGGTCGGCCATGACCTTGACCGCCAATGATTCGCCTTTATTGCAGACCCTGTCCTGCCGCGCGTAAGGGAAATACGGGATCTCCAAGCTTACGATAATGCTATTCAGACGTTTAAGGGCGTCGGCGAGCAGGAGCAGCGTCATGATATCCGATGGCGTCTTGAGGATCGCTCGGATATTCGACAGCGGATTGTGCTCGGTGACTCTGACGTGGATCTCCCCGCCGCTGAAGGCAAAGGTCTCAAATTTTCCGTTCAATAGTTCGATAGGCATCTCGTTCTCCTTTATTTAAATGTTGGACAAAATATCCCGCATTCTGTTTGCATGGTTTTCATCGGTCTTCCGACCGCGTCTTCTGGTAGTTCATCAAGAAAAATACGTTTTCCTTTATATCTGACAAGCTTATTACCGTATCCGGAATTTCCGGTTGCCAGCCTTCTGGATTGCTCGGCTCGATCTTTAAAAACCTCGGGATGCATTTTTCTTACGTGATTCCAATAGGCGGGACTTGATGCCTTTACGCACCCGATACAATTTGCATTCGGATATCCCAGATCATATATTTCAGGAAGTTTAATTCCGGCAGCACCCACTATTTCAAAACAGTCTGCTTTTGAAACCCTGGCATCCTGTAAAATAGGGAGCGTGTTTCTCCGTTCAAAAAATATAAAAGGCCAATACCTATCTCTTGTTTCTTCTTCTGTGAACCCCATGACAAGCCATTCGGTCTTATTAATGCATTCCCACAAATGGCGCGCCTCGCGCTTGAGAGCGCCGGTACATGGAGCGCCTTCCTTACCTGACATAAATTTACGTTTTTCCCAGACTTCTCTTGCACTGGCGTTCGGCCATTCAGGATTTTTAGCTTCTTCAATTTCTATGCCCACCCATTTTGAAACATCCTTTAAAAATCTTCTATTGTCGGGATGTTCTTCCATCACTGGATTATTTATCGCTCTAATAGAACAGAGATTTCCATACCTTTCCTGCGTTTTCTTTAGCGCAACGGCACTCGCTGCTCCACATGAAAACCAGACCGCTATCGTGTCTCCTTCTTTGGGATCCATTTGCGCCAGTATAGGGGCGACCATTTCGGCTGTTACTGTGGGGCGTTTCACTTTATTCATGTGGGCTCAACAAGTATAGATAGAGATGATAAATTCAAACCTCAACCCCCTTGCTTCTAAGCGTCTCCGCAAGGACAGCGATTCTATTTTTTAAAAGAATATCGGCTTCTTCTTGAGTTATTTCAAATCTTAAGTCACCCCATTCGATGACGGGACGATAGCCGACTAAACATCCATCCCAGTCGGTTAGTTCTTTATAATTTTTTATAAGTTCACTAGCAGCTATAACTTCTTCAATTTTCATCTTCGTTCTCCTTCTTGTGTTTTCAATTAAAAGGTATATCTGGTTCATTAGCCAAGTTTTCCCGAGCTATCTCTTCCTCAGATTTTATCGAATGTTTGATATCCTCAGAAAATTTCGCTGGATCAATTATAAGAACGTGTGCGGTCCCGCTGCCTATTCTGCAGGATGATTCGCTGGCACCTATAAAATCGTTGAGTCTAAGTGAGTTTGCCCATGAAATTGCCCATGGCGTGTTCTTATAAATTTTACTGATATGCTGGGATGGTTTTCTGATCCACACATATTCTCTGACCTTTATATCAATAGCATCGAGAGCGGCGCGCGCCTCTTTATTCGTGTATCCTTCTTCATCGGAGGTTCCGAGCGCCACTGAAATGGCCTTTCCGATCTGGACATCAAATTGTTTTTTTGCACCTATTACACGGATACGTGTGGTCATCAGAAAATCAAAGGCGCGCTCGCAATCTTTTTGCGCCTCGGTCGCCGTATAGGATTTGAAATCATTTTTATCCAGCCATTTTCTTGCCGCTGCGCTGGTAATAAGGCCCCCGTTTTGTAAAGAGAATATGCCGGCAAGAAGTGGTGCCAGTTGTTGAGAGGCACGGGCGTCCTTCATTTTCTCCCTGATCTCCTCCATGAAAGTCGTGATGTTTTTCAAAATGTTAGGCAGATCATCGATGACACGACGCAGCAGACGTTCCGAATATTCGGGAGTCAGGGTCTTAGTTGCCAATTTATCCAGGGCCGAGAATATCGCGGGATCCCGTTCATCTTTTTGTGATTCAAGGATACTGATCCGGCTTTGGTCGGCTCCTTGCGAAATAGAATGGTTGATGGACGCAAAACAAAATGATGACTGCAGGGTAAAGCTCTGGGCTATACCATCGGCGGTTCCCTTGGCCATCCGTTGGCCGCTCGATGAGCGTCTGGACATTGTTATGATGGATTGAAGGATCTCGCTATCCTTGAGACTCTCGCCCTCCATTTCATCCATGATCACCGGAAGGCAGTCGTGCTGCAGGCTCTGGCGGATCCCCGCCTCTGTGCTTCCGGCCCCGAGGAAAAAAGCGAGATTTCCAAAAACCTTGGTAAGGACATCCGTGATTATCCAGCTCTTGCCGCTTCCTTTTTCGCCCATGATCCAGATATGGGGACGCCATTTCAGGCAGCCACCCACGATCGAGGCGACGATCCATCCGGCAAGGATCTTCCCGCTCTTGGGGTCCTTCCACGAAGCCTCGGTGCAAATTTTATAGAGCAGCCGCGATTCTTCGGTGGTCAATCCTTTGGCGGCGATCCTGAATCGTGGGGGTGCCGCCTCATAGATGAAATGGGACTCATAATCGAATGCCGTATATTCTTGGCCGAGGTATATCAGCTTATTTCCGCAATGGATAAGGGGACCCCGTTTTTCAGCCCAGACCCCGCATCCGCGTTGTCTGTTGTCGGCGTGGAATACTCCTGCCTTATGGGATTTATCCAGAATATCATTGACGGCCTGGTCCCAGTTGATGCCGACTACGACATCCTCGAGTTCGCCCTTATCGTTCTTCTTTTTATCCTTCTTTGGAAAAAACTCGTACCACCATTCCAGCGGCGCTATTGAGCGCAAATTTGCTTTGACGAGCCCAGATGCCGGAAAGTGCAGGATCTGATTTGAGGCTTTGGATAAAAAATAATATTGGCCATGGTCGTATCCCAGACATTTGAAAGGCCAGTCCGTTTTTTCTATAATTACTTCTTCGGCGGGCCCGTAGTCGAGTTCCCAGCCATCCCCAAAAGGTGATCCAGACCGGTGTTGATCGTCATCTGCGGCGGGTTGCGCTGCAAAAGGCGTCCGGTCTGGATCGATGCTTGCTTGCGCAGCACCATCTTGATTCGAATCTGACACTTAAAACCCACTATTTTTGCCAAGAACTGGCTTTGACGGCGATCAACAAGGATCAGTATAAATTGAATTTGATAGTGGTCAAGGGACAAAATGTCGAAAATGTCGAATGATTATGCTATTAGTTTCGACATCTTTTTCGACATCTTTTTCTTAGTGATTTAAAATACTTACCTGCTCTCTTGTTGTATTGTCTAATATGTCTAAAGAAATATATATATACATGAGAAAAGATAAAAATCTGTATTTATGTTATTACATTTCTACGTATTCATAGCTCTTGTGGTGCGAAAAAAGCTTCGACATTTCGACATTCTCTTAATCGTTAAATTAAATCAAATACTTAGTATGTCGAAAGAGGTGTCGAATGCGTGTCGAAATGTTACATAAATATTAGACAATGCGCACTATCCCATAATCTCCATTTATTCCTTAACCGTTCGGTAAACGATTTTTGCAGACAGAAAAATAAAATCGTGCATAATCAATAATTGAAGGATAATTCTCATGGCCAAACGGTTAACCATTCCCAAAATACGCCCTAAAAAGCCTATAATCTGCGCTGGGTGCGGTAAACAAAAACTGGTGCGCAAGGATAGCAAGAGCGAGATGTGCAATCGCTGTGCGGGGCGATTAGGGGGCAAGACGAGGCAAGAAAACAGACGAGCTATGGAGGATAAAAATGAACCGCGAGAACTGTGAAGTTTACGTTAATACTTTAAAACCATATGACAAGAACAGCCGCAAGCACAGCGATGAGCAGATCGACAAGCTTGTGCGCGGAATCAAAGAATACGGTTGGACAGCCCCTATCATCATCGATGAGAACGATATGATTCTCGCCGGACACGCGCGCCAGAAGGCGGCGATTAAAGCCGAAATTCCTATTGCGCCGGCCGTTCGGATATCAGGACTTACTGAAGTTCAGAAAAGGGCTTTAGTGATCTGGGACAACCGTTCAGCTCTTGATGCGGAATGGGACGACGATATTCTGGCCGCCGAATTGTCGGGAATCGCGGCCATGGGGTTCAACATGGATTTAACCGGCTTCACCGGTTTAGAAATCGGGAAAATAAGCGGACTCGGGACCGCAGAGGTCGCCGAGGATGATCTACCGGAGCCGCCCGTTGTGCCCGTCTCCGTGCTGGGGGACATCTGGCAACTCGGGGCCCATCGTGTGGCCTGCGGGGATTCGACATCGGTGACCGATGTTGAGAAATTATTGGCCGGTGACAAAGTGGATATGGTTTACACAGACCTACCTTACGGAATTAGTATAGTTTCAAAACGAGGGAAAATTGGCACCGGAAAACTAGCCAAAACCGGAACGTATGCGCCAGTGGCTGGAGATGATTCCGTTGATGTCGCTGTCGAGGCCATCCATGTGATTAAGACGCTCCGGGCAAAAACAGAAATAATCTGGGGTGGCAATTATTACGCCAGTCACTTACCGGATAGCAATTGCTGGGTTGTCTGGGACAAAGAAAACAGCACGACTGATTTTGCTGACGCCGAGCTTGCCTGGACGAATCAAAAATCGGCGGTCAGAATTTTCAGACATCAATGGATGGGGATGCTTAAAAAATCCGAACACGGAGAAAAACGTGTCCATCCCACACAGAAACCTGTGGCTCTCGCTGAGTGGTGTATCGAAAAATATGGCGAGGATTGCAATATCATTCTCGATATGTTCGGCGGCAGCGGATCAACTCTTATCGCTTGCGAGAAGATGAATCGCCAATGCCGGATAATAGAGCTTGTGCCGCATTACTGCGATGTGATCATCAAACGCTGGATGGCTCTGACCGGAAAAGAAGCATTTCATGTCGTAACCGGATTACCTTGGAAGGAGTCTGCTTGACAATGATTACGTCCCATGTAACCATTAAATCATGGAAAGTCACGAACTCAATATCGGGCGCGCCGGTGAATTTATCGTCATGGCCGATCTCATTCTGCAGAAACGCAAATGCTTTCTCACAGATCAAGGATGTAATTACGATCTTGTCGTTGATACTGAAAGACGGTTATTCCGTTTTCAGGTCAAAGCCACGCTTCAACCACGCCACATCAATCTCACATATAGGACACCAACTTATCTGTTCCATGTTCGGCGTGCCGGAAAGAAAGGCGAGCGGAATTATGAGGTCGGCGAATTCGATGGATTTGCGCTCGTTGCGCTGGACACAAAACAAGTCGCCTATGTGCCGTTCAAAAAAGAAGTGGCTAAGACGATCATTCTCCGTGATCGCCGCTGCACTTACAAACAAAATTCTGGATACATCGCCCCATACATCGACGATTTCTCGTTCGATAAATTTCTCCAAACAATCTAAGACCGGCGAGTCGCAGAAGAGCGAGACCGGCCACAGCACCCAAAAGCCCGTCGACTGCATGCGGATCCCGATGCTCAATAACTCGGAGCCTGGCGCGCTCGTCTACGACCCGTTTTTGGGATCCGGCACCACGGTCATCGCCGCCGAGACCTCGGGACGCGTCTGTTACGGCTGCGAGCTCAACCCCGCTTATGTGGATATCATCGTCTCCCGCTGGGAGAAGCTGACCGGCGAGCGCGCGGTCCACGCCGTATCCGGCGCGCCATTCACGGCGGAGACCGCAGTATGAGCAAAATAACAGGGAATTGCATCGAAGAATCGGCAAGAATACCGACAATATCCGCGGATTTCGCGCGTGGATCCGATTTTACGGCCGTTTTTTATCGAGAAAACGGCATTTTTAGGGTTTTAGCGACCGCCCCCGAGATAAAACGGCCGCCGGAGCCGGTTCGCGCCGACGTTTATCAGCTTCCGAAGCGTTATAACGGCCACCTGCGGGGGCAGAAATGATCCATTGGACCTTGATCCTTGTCGTAACCACTCATACGGGCGTAGCTATTACACAGGTTCCTGATTTCAAGTCACAGCCGACCTGTCTTTCAGCGGGCATCATCGCCGCCAAAGAAGCGCTCCCTGATATCATGGGCGGAGAAATAACGTATTCATGCGTGGAGATAAAATGAAATTTCTATGTCGGATAGGCTGGCACTCTTGGAATCGGCGTTTGCGCAAACTATGTGGCTACAATTATTATGAATTCGACAAATGTAACCGAGCGACGATCAAAAAGGTGCTCGACGGCATCAGCAATCTCGAAGCCGCTTACCTAAAGAGGTGATTATGACTGAATTCACGGAAACTGATAAATTCATTTATTATCTTATCAGCGATCAACCTGAAGCGGATAAGCCACTTCTTAAGGCGGCGCTCACCGAAATATTTTCGCTGACCAAAAACGTCGGGCGCCTCGCGGATGCTCTTGAAGTCTTGGCAAACGCCCAGAAAGAAAAAAGCAAACCGATGTCTGCACAATGTGCTGAATTATTTACTGTAAACCTAGAAGGGAAAATAACATGACTAAAAAAATCGACATGAACGCTGCCGTCCACTTGGCTCAAGCCGGCCTAAACAAATTCAGCGCCGGAACGCCTGAGCATATTATTTGCAGCGCCATGATTCAAAGCGCGAGCGCCGGACCGGAAAAACAATCGACGGTCCTGCAGGAAGAACTCGCTGCTCTGAAGAAGCAGGTCGCCGACCTCGAGGCCACGGAGGCCAAGCTGACGCAGGAGAACACGGACCTCCGTAAATCATGTGAGGACCTTAAGACCGAAAACGGTGTCTATGAATCAGAGAACGTGGATCTCCGTCAAAAGATCAGCGAACTCAGCGGCGAGAAGGAATAACATGGGAACGAACTGCATCGACATCCAGATCTGCGAGAGCTCCGAGGTCGCACCGGATTACCGGAACGGAACCCGCGGCGGAGAAGGGTTCAGCGAAGTGTCGCTACAAAAAGCGGTGATCGTCCGCAACGGGACCTGTGCGGGCAACGACACCGTGGACATTCAATTCGTGGACGCCGCGGGAAACAAGTATTTCGGGATGATCACGGCGGCGCTCCTGAAAACCGTGGCCGATCTGTGTGTGGTCAGGTGACATGAACGAAAACGAGTTCAGGTTCAAAGATACGACTCGTCGCGCCGAAATCCTTAAAAACAATCATGCGCTGTTCAAGCGCCGCGCCTGCGATCCGAATTACGGGAGCCAGGCGGACTCGACAGCCCGCGGGATGGTCGCCGTCCTCGTCCGCGCGTACAACAAAGGATTGGCGGTCAAGAATCAAATCGTAGAGGCCGGAGCGTAGACGTGCAGGATGAAGAAGAGCAGAACAAAAAACACGGGAACGCGCACATTCCAAATGAGGGAACGCGCGGGGCCGTGACCATGCTCTCGGCGTTCCGGATCCCTCATCACCGGATCTGCGCGGCCCTGAATATCACGAAGCCCACGCTCTATAAGCATTACGCGCGCGAACTCGAGAACGCGGAGACCATCGTCGACGCCGAGGTCCTCAAGGGCTGGATGAAGCTCGTCAAGGCCGGTGACAGCCTGACGATCAACCGGTACATGGAGCGGAAATTCAAATTCAGCGACGACACCGGCGGCGTCGCATCGGCGCTCCCGAGCGTCGTCGTCATCGACAACATACCGGCCGATCAAAAAATAATTGACGTCCCTGCTCCGCTTCCGGCGGTGATCGATGTCGAGTGATGGTGTCCAGCTCACGGACCTGATCGGTCCCGCGTTTTACGGGGTCCACAACGCGATACGCGCTAACGTCTATTCTTCGTTCTGGCTGCGCGGCGGCCGTGGGTCCTTGAAGTCCTCGTTCACGGCCATCGAGATCGTGAAGGGGATAGTCGAGGACCCGCTGGCGAACGGCATCGCTTTCAGAAAGACCGCGGCGTCCCTGAAGGACAGTGTGCGCCCGACCTTCGAGTGGGCGATAGACAAGCTCGGATGGTCCTTGTTCTTCAAGACCCACAAGAGCGACGACGAGATCACGTATCTGCCGACCGGCCAGAAGATCATGCTCCGCGGCCTCGACGACGCGCAGAAGATGAAATCCGTGAAGACCAAAAAGGGGTATTTGAAATATCTGTGGTTCGAGGAAGGGGCGGAGTACACGGATCTCGAGGAAATGGAGAGCGTCCGGATCTCGGTTCTCCGTGGGGGCACCGTGTTCACGGAATTCGTGACCTACAACCCGCCGGCCGAGCCCTTCGCGTGGATCAACGAGGAGGCGCGTCGCGTCGACCCCTCGCGGCTGGTCCACCAGAGCAATTACAAGCAGTCGCCGCCGGAATGGCTGGGCCCGCAATTCCTGAAGGACGCGGCGGCCATGGAGAAAGACCGGCCGGAGAAGCACGCCCACGTCTACATGGGAGTCGAGGTCGGGCGCACGGACGCGATCATCTTCTCCGGCTGTTATCGCGTCGAGAGCTTTACCCCCGAGCCGGACTGGGATGGCCCGTACTTCGGGGCCGACTTCGGGTTCTCGCAGGACCCGAACACGCTGGTCAAGGTCTGGATCAAGGACAGGAATCTCTACATCGAATATGAAGAATATGGTATTGGCGTCATGCTCGACGACATGCCGAAGATGTACGATAAGATTCCGGACTCGCGGAGATACAAAATACGCGCCGACTGCTCGCGGCCGGAGACGATCGCGCACCTCAAGGCCCGCGGGTTCGACATCGAGGCCGCAGAGAAATGGAGCGGGAGCGTCGAGGACGGGATCACGATCATGAAGAGCTACAATATCGTGATCCACCCGCGCTGCGTTAACCTTATTCAGGAAATGAGATCGTACCGGTATAAGATCGACAGATTGACACGCGATGTGCTTCCGGACATAATATCAAAATATGACCACGGGATCGACGCCTGCCGATACGCGCTTGCTCCCCTGATCAAGAAGAAAAATGGGTGGTTCATGTGAAGAAGAAGAAATCCGTTTCCGATGACCGCGCTGTAAAGTTTTTTCCATACTGGTATATCGGGACTCTTCTGTTCATGTTCTTCATCGCCGGTTTAGTCGTGGTCTACAAATGAAATTCTGGCCGTTCAATAACAAATCAGAGTCCCCCGAGAACGTCAAGGCCGAGCCCGTGGAGAATCCAAAGGGATTCACGGCCGTCGCAAAAGACGGGTTCACCACATCAATGGAACTCCAGCGTCGCCATGACGCGGCGATGAAGAAGAGCTTCCTGCGCACCCACGCGGATCTACAGATCGTGACCGCCGGAGGGACTGCAGTCGCCATGGACTCGCAGATGAAAGAGGTGATGGATAATAATATCCAGCAAGTAAAATCTTTCGCGGCCAGCAATCAGGGATTCCTGCCGATCCACGTCCTCGAGTGGTTTTCAAATCAAGGGTTCATCGGCTGGCAGGTCTGCGCGATCTTGGCCCAGAACTGGCTGGTCAACAAGGCCTGCAAGATGCCAGGCCAAGACGCAGTGCGCCACGGATTCGAGCGGACGGTCAACAAGGATGTCGAAGTCCCGCCCGATGCTTTCGACAAACTGCGGGCGCTCGACAAGCGATACAAGCTTAAAAACAATTTGATCGAGCACTACAAGTTCGCGCGGGTCTTCGGGATCCGGCACACCCTTTTTCTCGTCGACGGCATAGACTACGAGCTGCCGTTCAACATCGATGGCGTCAAGGAAGGATCCTACAAGGGGATGACCCAGATCGACCCTTACTGGCTGGCCCCGATGTTCGACCTCGATGACGCGAGTAACCCGCAGAGTCAGAACTTCTATAACCCGACGTGGTGGATGATCAACGGCAAAAAATTCCACCGCAGTCATTTCGTGATCTCACGGAACGGCAACGATCTCGCGGACATCCTGAAGCCCTCATATTTTTATGGCGGGCTCTCGACGGCCCAGCTCATATACGAGCGCGTCTACGCGGCGGAGCGGACGGCCAACGAGGCCCCGCTGCTGGCGATGACCAAGCGCCTGCTGACCCTGACCACTGACACGACAAAGGCGATGAACAACCTTGAAGTCTTCAAGGCGAAGCTCACCGAGTGGATGGCGCTGATCAATAACTTCGGACTCAAGGTTCTGGGCCCCGACGAGAAGGTCGACCAGATCGACACGTCGCTCGCTGAATTCAACGAGACGATTATGACGCAATATGGACTCGTGGCAGCCGAGGCCGAGGTGCCCGAGGCCAAACTCCTCGGGAAATCCCCGAAGGGTGGCCTCGGCTCCGAGGGAACTTACGACTCGGACAGCTATCACGAATTCCTCGAGAGCGTGCAGGAGCTCGAGCTCTCGCCGATCGTCGAGCGCCACACCCAGCTCTGCCAACGCAGTCACGGGATATCCCCGACGGTCAACATAGAGATCATCTGGAACCCCACGGACAGCCCGACCGCCAAGGAGCTCGCGGAGATCAACAAGATCAAGGCCGACACGGACGTCGCGCTGACGACCGCTGGATCCATTGACGGCGTGGACAGCCGGAAGAGACTCATCGCCGACAAGGACAGCGGGTACAACGGGATCGAGGAAATCGATGAACCGTTCGACCCCGCGGCCGAAGAAGGGGAGCCCGAAGGGGGCGGCGACGGCGATGGGGGAACCGCCGAGGATGGATATCTCTGCGGGGATTTCGACGCCGCGGCCGGAACCTTTCAGGGCGCGCGCCTGATCACCCACCAGCGGTACTTGGATGAGAAGAAGGTCGCGGAGAAGATCAAGAACGGGGATTTCGTGGTCAACGTCACCCCAGAATTTGTGGACCAAGGCAAGCTTTACCGGATGATCGTCGACGGCCACCACAGCCTCGCCGCGGCGGTCCGGACCGGCAACGCCCCGATCTTCACCACGGATCTCCCGCGCGAAGTCGTTTTCAACGCGGCGACGCGCAAGGCCACGGACGGCGCGGACAAAGTTACGACCTCACCGACACACACACGCAGAACCCCTGACCCCCAGTTGGTGAGGTCACCAGATCAAGGAGAATCAGATGATACATGAGAATTCCAGTGGCGGATTTCATAGAGAATATGGAAGAAGCGAAATGGGGCTGATTCCCGCGACGCGCGAGATCATGAAAAAACAGGGAATTCCTGTCCTCGAAGAGCGCGCCGAAGAACCGCCGAAGGGCGAGCACTTCATCAGGCTAGTCAAGTGATGGCCGATGGCGCGCAAAGAAAAATGGCGACCTAGACTCCAGCAGAAATTCATTGAAGGCCACGTCATCACCCCGCCGGCCGGAGTGGCCGCGCGCTATAAGGCCGAGCTGCAGGCGCTGATCACGCGGATGTCCGACGAGTACGAACGCGAGATCAAGAAGCTTTTTGCCCACGAGGACGTGCAGGCGTTCTTCGCGCAGGACGACAGCCCGTCGGCGCAGGCGCGGATTCTCACGAATTATCTGTCGCGGAAATTCATCAGGCTCTTCAATAAGCGGGCGAAGCCGCTGGCCGAGAAATTCACCGGCCAATCGGACAAGGCGAATAAGGCGGCGGTCCGAGAGAGCCTGAAAAAGATGAGTCTCCAATTTGCGGTCCCCCGCGAGAACTTGAGCGAGCACCTGAACGAGAACTTGAGCGCGATCGTCACCGAGAACGTGAACTTGATTAAATCGATCGGCCAGCAATATCTCGCGCAGGTCAACGGGAGCGTCATGCGGTCGATCACGCAGGGGACAGGGCTCTCGCAGCTGACCAAGGAAATCAGGGCCCACAAAGCGGTATCGATGCGGCGCGCGGAGATCATTGCCCTCGACCAGACGCGCAAGACCACGCAGACGCTATCGCGCGTCCGGTACCAGGATGAGGGGATCGAGGAATACACATGGCGGCATACCAGCGGATCCGTGGAACCGCGGGAGCTCCACATCGACTACGACGGACGGGTCTTCCGTTTTGATACACCCGTGCTAGTCCAGAAGGCGACGAAGTCTCAACCGGCGATGTACGGATTTCCAGGGACGGCCATCAATTGCCGCTGCCGCGCGGTCGCGGTCATCCGGCCGCAGAAGGACTAATTTTTGCGGTCTCCATTGCTATCGAATCTTTTATCAAATTCTGATAACAATGTGTCGGCATCTGCGGTTACTTCTTTAATATTACCTGACGACCAAGTGGGATATCGGCTCCAAGACATTAATGCGGCGGCCACCCAAGCCAGAGCTCGAATCTTCATCCCCATTTCCTTTGATGACGCAGCTTGATCTCCGTCCGGTCGATCCCGTAGACGCGCGGGTGCGGCGCGCGCGGGACGCGCATGACAAGATCGGATCTCAGGTTATAGCTCGTGAAGTGGCGCATGGACGTCTCTTCTATTTTTGTTCCGACGTTGATTCCCCGTTCTTTCCAGTATTTGATGAACGCCTTCTCGTGGTCCTGCTCCGTTGCGTAGTACGGCGATTCTTCGGGATTTGAATGGGTTCTCATTTTTTATTTCTCTCTATCCAAGACAGCAAATCAGCGCCCTTGTAACGGACGCCCCCACCAAATTTGAAATGCGGGGGATTGAATTTTTTGATGTGACGCCACTTTTTAAGAGTCGAGGTCTTGATGTTCAGAAAATCTGCGACTTCAGCTGTCGTATAGAAATTCTCGGCTTCGATCATATTTATATTACCTTCTGTAACCGTCCATCTACTCTAATCACCGCCGGTCACCTTTGTCAATCCGAAAACTTTTTGACGGATTTTGTTCTTCGTGTTCCTGATAAGTAAGGGAGCACCGATGACAGCCAGAGAAATCGATGAGAACGGTTTTATTACGATAGAGAAAAATCCGATCTCTCGCGTTGGCGTCTTTCCATACCTCGGAAAGAATATATCCGAAGAGTGCGAACCAGAAAAAGTTTACAACGTCTATCGGCCGCCCGAGGAACTCGCTGATCCCGAGGCCATGAAAAGTTTTGAGCTCGTCCCGCTGGTCAACGACCACACGATGCTCGGCACGGGATTCACGCCCACAGAAGAAAAGGGCGCGCACGGGACGACCGGCGAGAAACTGATGTTCGAAGGCGGCATCCTTTATGCGCCTCTCAAGATTTTCTCGGAGACTCTGAAGCGCCTTATCGAGGCCGGCAAGAAAGAACTCTCGCTGGGATACCGAGTCCGTGAATGGGAAAAAAAAAAGGCTCTTGGAATGGAATCCCGTATGATTTCATTCAGCGCGGCCTGCGCGGCAATCATATCGCGCTCGTCGACAAGGCTCGCTGCGACGTTGCCGTTCTCGATCACGGTTTCGCCTTTGATAGTTTCGACATCAATCTCGGTGATGAAATGCCATTAAAAGAAGGCTCATCGAAGGAAGTGATTTCCGAGAACATCAAGACCGAGATCGAGCACGGAAAAGACCCAAAACAAGCTGCGGCAATCGCCTACAGCGAGGCCCGTAAATCAAAAGGAGAAGATGGAATGACTGAGGCGACAGAACAGAAGGAAGAACAAAAGGCATCCCTCGATGATGTCCACAAGTTCATGAAGGACAACCTCCCGATGCTGAAGAAGATCGGTGACATGCTGGAAGAACACAGCAAAAAAGAAGGTGAAACCGAAATCGAAGGCAAGGGCAAGGACGCCAAGGACGGCGACACCAAAGAAAAAGAAGGCGAGCAAAAAGAAGGCAAAGATGCCGCCGAAGAAAAGAAAGACGACAAGGCAAAGGACGAGGCCGACAAAGACAAAGCCAAAGACGAGTCCGAAAAGGAAAAGGAAAAAGGCGCAATGGATGCAGCAATCACCAACGCGATCGAAAAAGCAGTGGCCCCGCTGAATGCGAAGATCGCAGCACTTGAGGGTCGTGGTACCAAATCGATGCTCAGCGATATCGCGAACCGCGACAAGCTGGTCGCCAAGGTTACGCCGCACATCGGGACCTTCGATCACTCCCTGATGGCCAGCGCCGAAGAAGTCGCGACCTACGCTCTGGAAAAGATGGGCAAAAAGGCACCGAAGGGACAGGAATCGGTGGTCCTTGATGCATACCTCGACGGTCTCAACACCGCGAAGCCCCGCATCGGTCTCGCTTTTGCTACGGACAGCGCCTCAACCGGCACTGGTCTGATCGACAAAACTCTTGCTGACAGCCAATAAGGGGAAACGAAATGACAGCTCAATTTCAACAAGCAGTAAATATCTTCAACGCTCTCGGAATCGTCGGTGATCTCGCTTTCTCCGATGGCGGAGAGCGCGCTCTGGAATACAACCTGTATTCCAACGGCGTCCCGCAACTGTTCGGTAACTACTTCACGTTACAGACGGCTGCGACCGCGACACCGAGTGGCGCAACCCCGAACGGCGCTATCGCGCAAGTCGGTGGCACAGGCCCGCTGGGCGGCATCCTCTGCAACATCAAGCAGAACGCGCTCTTCGGTACCGGCGGCAACCCGCTGGCGGCGACTCTTGCGGTCCCCGACAACGGTCAAGGCCAGCTTCTGAGCCGTGGTTATGTGTTCGTCAATCTTCCTGGTCCGGCAAACCCTGGCGACCTCGTTACCTACGACCCGCTGACCGGCAACTTGAACAGCGTTCCTCCTGTAGTAGCTTTCACCGGCTCGATCGCAGCTGGAGGCAGCGCAGGGGTCGCCGACGTTCTGACGGTCACCGCTGTAGCGACGACCGGCGGTAAACTCGCCGTTGGTCAGATCGTTACCGGCACCGGCGTTGAACCCGCGACGATCATCAGCTTGGGTACCGGTAACGGCTTCACCGGCACCTACAATCTGAGCACGATCAACCAGCAGACGGTTTCGAGCACGAATACGCTTCGTGTGGCGAACGTACCGGCTCCGGCATTCGTTGGCACGGCGACCTTCGCGACCAACGTCATGACCGTTGCCACGGTGTCTTCGGGTGAGATCCTGATCGGCACGCAAGTGTTCGGCGCAGGGGTTCCCGCTAATACCGTCGTCACGGCGCTTGGCACCGGCACGGGCAACACCGGAACTTACACGCTCAACCAGACCGTCGGCACGATTACACCGGCCATCGCGGTCACCGGCCCATCGAACCTCTTTGTCCCGAATGCAACCGTATTCCAGTATCAGGCTGATACGACCGGCGGCGTTGCGGTCATCCAACTTAGCAATTAAGGAGAACCATGATGCAGACAGAAATTTCTAAAGTCCACGCCAGCTTTAGCCCCGCGTTCATCGAAAAGCACAATCGCTGGGCCGTCGGCAAAGAATATGCGATGGACGCGTCTCTCGACCGCACATTGCAGGCCATCGGCGTAGGCTTCGCGCCTGGCGTCCTCGACGAAATGAACAGGGCTTATCAGTCCCGTCAGTTCAATCTCGCGATGGACGCTGGTTCGATCCAGCAACCGGTGACCACGCCGTCGCTCGCGGCCCCGCTTCAGTTCCTGCAAAACTGGCTGCCTGGCATCGTCGCGATCGCCACGGCCGCTCGTAAAATCGACGAGATCATCGGTGTCGATACCGTAGGGACATGGGAAGACGTGCAGATCGTCCAACAAGTTCTCGAAATGACCGGTGCTCCGGTTCCTTACAGTGACAACGGGAATATCCCGCTCACCGACTGGAACCTGAACTTCGTTCAGCGTTCGGTCGTCCGTAACGAGCTCGGCATGCACGTCGGCAAACTGGAACAGGCGACGAGCGCCCGCGTCCGTGTCGACAGCGGCGAACAGAAGCGCGCTTCCTGCGCCCTGCAGCTCGAGGTCATGCGTAACCAGATCGGCTTCTACGGCTACAACAGCGGAAATAACCAGACCTACGGATTCCTCACGGACCCGAACCTTCTGGCATATCTGACGGTTGCCACCGGAGCGGTTTCGAGCTCGAAACTCTGGTCGGCCAAGACCTTCCTAGAAATCCAGTCCGACCTGATCACGGCCTTCGCGCAGCTCCGCACGCAGACCAACGACCTCGTCGACCCCGAGAAGACACCGACGACCCTGACGGTTCCGACGAACAGCATCGAGTTCCTGAAAAAGACCTCGGACTTCGGTATCTCGGTCATCGGCTGGCTGAAGACCGCATATCCGATGTGCCGCGTTGTCAGCGCCCCGCAGTTCAACTCCGCGAACTCCGGTGCCAATGTCTTCAACATCCACGCAGATGTTGTCGACGATGGCGTTTCTTCGGACAACCGCAAGACATGGACACAGATCGTTCCGGCAAAACTTCAGTTCCTAGGCGTCGCCATCCAAGCCAAGGGATACGAAGAAGATTACGTTCACGCCTCGGCCGGCGCGCTCTGCAAACGTCCTTACGCAATGACTCGCTGGACGGGGATCTAAACATGCCATATATCGTAAGCACCCACACTTCCGATGTTAAGTATGTCAACTGGAAAAACTCTCCGGCAGGCGGACCTAACGTATCCGAAAAACTCTCATCGGGTAAGGACCACGTCCTTATCAAGGGAAAACACGGCGTTGTTCAGAAAAACGACACGCGCGGTCTTTTCACTCAGCATGGGATCGTCACAAAGGTCACGGACGAAGAAATGGAATTTCTTCTCCGCGATCAAACTTTCCAGCAACACCTGAAATCAGGGGCCGTCAAAAGATTCGATAAGAAGATCGACGGAGAAGAAGTTGCGCCGGATATGTCGACGAGCCCAGATGCACCGCTGACGCAAAAAGACTATCTGCCTGGCGGGCGCCTCGAGATTCCTAAAGAAATGAGAGTCGGTGGAGGAGCCGCGTTGCAGTGACATGCCTACAGTTCAATTATGCAACATTTGTCCAGTATTATACCCAGTTTGCTAACTCGGTACAGTATCCTGAACAAACTTTGCAGTTGTACTGGAATGAAGCCACCGCATACATCAGCAATAATACCGCCTCTGGAGGCCTGACCCAGCAACAGCGTTATCGGGCGATCAACCTGATGACCGCGCATCTGGCGGTCCTGAACACGCAGGCGGCCGCCGGTCAGCAGGCGGGGCTCGTTCAGGGCGCGACGATCGACAAAATCTCGGTCCAGCTGACTCCACCGCCGGAGGTCAACCAATGGCAGTGGTGGCTGAACCAGACCCAGTATGGTCAGCAGTTGCTTGCTCTCTTTCAGGTCGCGGCCGCTGGCGGGTTCTTCGTCGGCGGGTTCCCGACAACATACACGCTGCGGAGGTGACATATGGATGTCAAACGCAGCAATCCAAACGCCTTTGCGGAGCTGGATTTAAAATTAAAGGCCCTGCAAGGCTGGGAAGGCCTGACCGGCTGGGCCGAGGATAATAAGTATCCGGCGGGCCAGCAGGTGGCGTATATCGCGCAAATCCAAGAATTCGGGCACGGGCCGATTCCGCCACGTCCGTTCATGCGTCCGGCGATAAAGAAGAACGCCCAAAGATGGCACGATTACGCGGCGATCCAAGCGAAAAATATAATCTCCGGAAAAATAACGGGAAAAGACGCGATGACGAACATCGCGAAGCTCGCCGCAGAGGATATCAAGCAGTCTATCGCGGATGTCAAATCACCTCCACTGAGCGAAATCACGCTCTGGGCACGCTACTACCGCAAGACCCTCGGTCGGCCGATAACGGGAAAGACTATCGGCGAGATCGCGGAAAAACTGAAGTCCGGCGAACTCCGCGGAAAGCCGCCAGGCACCAGCGACAAGCCGCTGATCGATACCGAGCAGATGATCCTCGGTGTAATCGGGGAGGCCAGACAAACATGATTCCAGGTGGAAACATCATGGCGATGGCAACCAGAGTGATTGCACAGCAGCAGTTCACGTATATTCCTTATGTGACGAGAACTCTGATGCCGAACGGCAACTGGGCGGCGACCTACGATCTGACCCAGCAAATCATGGGCTCCGTTCAGCCGGTCCCGAGATCACTCTATGCCGTTAATGGTCTGGACTTTCAGAAGTCCTATTACAATTTTTTCATGCAACAAGACGCGATGGACGTCACGAGAGATGTGTCAGGAGATATGTTCCAGTTTCAGGGAAACAATTTTCAGGCGCTGTCGAAAACCCCGTGGTTCGGGATCGATGGCTGGATACAGATTTTAACGATTCTAGTGCCTTAAAGGAGATAGAAAATGACTTATACCGCAGCGAGCGACCCCTACGCACAGAGATCAACGGAGATTTCATCGCAGGCCCGCGGGGCCGCCGCGATCACGCCCAGCGATACCGTAGACCTTCCAGTGTACGCAAAGGCCCTGATGGTCACCGCCGCCGGCACGGTTAGTGTGCTCCCGATCGCCGAATACGTGCAGGGAAATACGACTGCAGTCGCACTTGGAAATCTACCTGTCGGATACATCATACCAATTCAGGTCGCGCGCGTATTCGCGTCCGGTACAAGCGCCACAGTAATAGGGTTATACAACTAATGCTCGGTCTTGGTCTTGCCATCACTGAAATTTCCACGATGTTCCAAGAGCAGGACGCGGTCATACACCTGTACGGACCAGAATTTAATTTTGTCGATGAGGCGGGAACCGACACGTATGTCGACGAAGCACTGGCAAATAGTTACATACCAGAATGGAATTATGTGACTGAAGACGGCTTAAATAATTACTCAACGGAAGGATAAAATAAAATGGCTAACACAAAACTTTCTGAAATCGCAGATGGCGGAGCAGTCGCAGGCGCAACCGACAAGATCGTAACGGTCCGCAGTGGAACCACGGATTTGCTGACGACTCCGGTCGCACTTGATCTTGCTCAGATCTGGACAGCAGTCCAGACGTTCAATAACGGCAACCTTTCGCTGCTCGGGTCATCCACGGGCCACACGCTGCTCGAGTCCGCGAACGCTGGAGCATCAAACTATGTCGCGACCCTTCCGGCGAACACAGGAACGATCGCGGAGCTCAATCTCGCCCAGACATGGACGGCCCTGCAGACGTTCACCAATTCGGATCTTGCGATGCTCGGATCGTCGACGGGAAAGACGACCGTTACCTCTGACAACTCGAGCGCCACGAACTATACCCAGCACCTGCAGGCCGCGAACGGCACCATCGCCTTGACGGCCGTCGCTCCGATAGCTGTCGGCGCTTCTCTGTCGGCTTCTGTTGGCGGTACCTATCTCCTGAACACCGCAGCCGGTTCGGTTCTGACTCTTCCAGCGATGACCGGAAGTGGTGCGGTTTTCGAGGTCATCGTCACAACGGCGGCGACCAGCAATGCCCACAAAGTTCTCGCGAACTCCGTGTCCGACTTCTTTATCGGGAACGCGATCGGCCAGAACGGGGGCACGCCTCTGATGTTTCAATCTCCGGCGGCGACCAACCACTCTCTGCAGATGCCTTTTGCGGGAACTCAACCGAGCGGGGGCCTCGTCGGTGACCGATACTTCATCAAGGACATCGCGGCGAATCTAGCTGAAGTCACCGGAACATTCTCGGCCGGCACGACGCCGACAACACCATTTAGCGCGGCGACATCATAATGCTCGACAACCAGCTCATAACTCTTCTGATCTCGACCATAATTGCCGGTGAAGCAGACGCTGGAATAGCTGGATCTCCGATCCAGCAGGCTTTCCAGCCGACGCAACAGGGTGTGCCAAAAACGGCATCGGCATTTATGTACAAGGTCGGAGACATTGCGCTGGGATCTCCCCAAAGGTCGGACACGTGGACGGACCCAATGATCGTCCACGTCGAGACTCAGGATTACGAAACGACATTCCAGATCAGCGCGCTCTCGATACAGAGTCCGACCAATCAATCTCAATATACGGCGAGTGATATATTGAATTTGATCCGATCGATCCTGCAGAGCAGCAACACCATTGCGACCCTTGCCGCGCAAGGAGTCGGGATGCTCAGAGTGCATGAGATCAGGAACGTTCCATTCAGCGATGACTTCGGGCGCAATGAATATTCACCTTCTTTGGATTTCATTGTCCAACATAAACAAATTACCACTTCAACGGCCCCGATAGTCTCGGAAGTCGAAATAATCTTAGACAGAGTATAAAGGAGATAAAAAATGCCTATCAGTCTTCAACGTTACATCGATATCGTTTCAGGAGTCGGGGCCGCAAATAATGTGAGCACCCGTCAGCTAATCGGCCGTTTTTTCGATGACAACGCCCTGATCCCGTCGAATTCACAGGTCACGTTCAATAGCGCCGCGGATGTTCTGTCATACTTCGGAACCGGTGAAGAATATCACCGTGCCGTCCAGTATTTTGGCTGGGTGAGCAAAAACATTACGTCACCGAAGGCCCTGAGTTTCGCGCGCTGGAACAGCGTGGCCTGCGCGCCGGTGATCTTCGGTCACAAGGCCCCGCAACTTCTGTCCACATGGACGGCGATCACCGCCGGTGCCTTTACCCTTCAGATGGGGACGACCTCGCACACCTTTAGCGGTCTGGATTTCAGCGGCGCAGGCAGCCTGTCGGCGGTCGCGACGATCCTCCAATCGGCGATCCAGGCGATCAGCGGCGGCGGTTCCTTATGGACTGGCGCGACCGTAGTCTGGGACTCGACGACCCAGCAATTTAACCTGCTCGGCGGAGCGACGGGGGCAGCCGTTATTTCGGTGACCGCTGGTGTCTCAAATGACATCCTTTCAACTCTGGGATGGGCGAGCGCGGACACGATCATCGGAGACGGTGCGGGCGTTCAGACACTGACGGCCTGCCTGACTCAATCTGCGGCGGCGAACAACAATTTCGGAAGCTTCGGTTTCATGAACGGCGCGGCCCTCAATTTAACGCAGGTCACGGAAATCGCGACATGGAATGAAGCGCAGAACGTGATGTTCATGTACTGCTTGCCGGTTATCGCCTCGAATGCTTCGTCATGGTTTACGGCTCTTAGTGCCATCGGCGGGACTGCAGCGACGTTGGACCCAGTGCTCGTAAATCAATATCCGGAACAGGAGCCCATGCAGATTTTGGCGGCCACCAACTATGCGGCGGCCAATTCGACGCAGAATTACATGTTTCAGGTCTTCCCGACCCTTTCGGCGTCCGTCACCACGGATGCTGATGCCAACACCTACGATGGCCTCCGCATCAACTACTACGGGAACACCCAAACAGCCGGTCAGATCATCAACTTCTATCAGCGTGGCATCATGTGGGGGACTTCAACAGATCCTCTCGACCAGAACACGTATGCCAATGAAATCTGGCTGAAGGACGCTCTGGGGGCCGCCCTGATGACCCTTCTTCTGGCACTCGGGAAGGTATCGGCGAATCTTGCCGGACAGGCCCAGATCCTGAACATCATGCAGGGGGTCGTCGATCAGGCGCTCCTGAATGGCACGATAAGCGTCGGCAAGCTGCTCACGAATGTCCAGAAAAGCTTTATCACCACGACTACAGATGACCCGAACGCATGGAAACAGGTTCAGAACATCGGTTACTGGCTCGGGATCGAATTCGTTCCGACTGTTGTCGACGGACAAAACGAGTTCATCGCGCAGTACACGCTAATTTACAGCAAAGATGACGTCATCAGACAGATCAACGGAAGCGATATCTTAATTTAACGGAGGATAAAAAATGTCGACAAATAATGTAACAGGCTTTGGATTTGTACTCTCGATCATCGCGAGCAATACATTTCCGGTCGGATTCACGTTCACGCAGGCCTCCGATGATGCGGACGCCGTGGATTTTCCGAGCGTAAAGTTCGGGGACGCCGCAATGGGTGTCAACGGCGATGCGATCGTCTGGTCGCGCGCGGTCATGATCCCGATGACGCTGACGGTTATTCCTGGCAGCATCGACGATCTCAACCTGCAGGCGCTCGCCAAGGCCAACCGCGTATCTCAGGGAAAAAACGGGGCGAATGACATCATCACCGCGAATCTTACCTATCCGGATAAGAGTGTCGCATCCCTCGGAAGCGGGGTCATCACTGACGCTCAATTCGGCAAGGGGATCGGCAGCAACGGCCGCCTGAAAACGCACACCTATAGCTTCATGTTCGGAACGGTGAACTAATGCCTGAACTCATCAAGCCAATCCCACTGGTATTGAAATGCGAGGACGGAAAGGAAAGGACCTACATACTTTCCAACTTTCCAGCCGTTGACGGCCGTGAGATCGTCTCCAAATATATCGCCGCGAATATGCCGAAAATTGGAGACTACAAAGAGAGCGAAGAAATAATGATCAAGTTGATGTCTTACGTGGCCGTCAAAAACGGTCCCGTCGAGACACGCCTATCGACCAAGGACTTGATTAACAATCATTGCCCTGGCTTCGAAGAGCTGATGAAGATCGAAATGGCGATGATGGAGAAAAACTGCAGTTTTTTTCGCGATGGGAGGAGCTTAGATTTCTTAGAAAATTTAACTCAGATGGTGGCGAGGAAGGTGTCAGAAATGTTGATGCTCTCATCGGTACAATCATCTCCCACGGAAAAGCAAGCCTTACAGAGTTGAAAACATGCTTGGACTTAGAGGAAGCGATGCAGCTTTGGGAAATTATCATGGTTTCAAAATATAATGAATATCAGGCATCTAAAAAAGCCGCAGGAAAATAATGAGTGCTTTTCAAACATTCTATCTGTTGTTCAAGTCCAATGCAGATGATGTTATCAAAGGCAATAAAGCTGTTGAAAAATCTACAAAAGATACAGAACAGGCTTTAAAGAATACCCGTGATACCACTCAAGAAGTTGGATTGAACTTCGTCAAGATGGCGGAGTCGGCGGCCAGCGCCATTGGCGCGATCAGCGGTTTCGAGATCCTGAAATCCGGCATCCAGCAGGCGATCGATCTCAATACCAATTTGAAGGTCTTGGCCGACAATTACGGGACAACCGCGGAGAAGCTGCGGGCGGCCGGTCTTGCGACGCAATTGGCGGGCGGGGATTTTGGAACCGGCGTCGGCAATGCGATCAAAATGGCGCAGGCAAACCGAGCTGCGGGCCTTGCCTCCGGTGATCCAGAACAAAATATCCGAAATCTGAGAAGAATGCTGACCGGAAAAACACCGACACAGCAACAGGGTCTATTAAATCAATTCGGGATCACCGACGAATTCACAAGACGCGAATTGACCACGATGTCTGGTGGCGAGTTCGAAGCCAACATGAAGAGAGCCAATTTCTTATCGAAAGATACGAATAAGGCAGCGCTCGCGGCATATGAGGCTAATAAAGCTCAAGTCGGAGTCGATGCATCACAACAGGGATTTTTTAACAGATTATTGACGACCATTTCGGGCCCCCTAAATAGATTCTTGGATCGCTTTGCCGCCCTTATAGGGATGACCGGTCCAGCGGCAGGCTCAGCTGCAGTTATTGGTGGAACGACGCTCGCAGGGTGGCTGGGTACAAAAGCCATTACAAAATTTCTGGGAAAAACTGCAGGTAAGGCGACGGCTGGAGAAGTTGCGGCCGGTAAGGTTGCCATGGGCGATTGGGGTGCCGTCGATCTTGGAGGCGCAACCGGTGCCGCGACGGCAGCGACAGGTGCCGCCGGAGCCGCAGCCTTCCTCGGCGGCGGAGAAATCCTATACGGGTTCAAAAAATTGGCCGATCTGTGGAGCCCCTACATTGAGGCCCAGATCGTAAAAAACATGACCGCCGATATCATAAGCAAAGCTCCGTTATATAAATCTGCACAGACCAAAAAATCATCGATCGATGATCCGATGCAAAAGGCGATCTTGGATATCGACAACCATATCAATAAAAGAAGTGGTGATCTGGGATCGAGCGATGATCTGGGTGAGAGAATCAAGGGAATAAAACTCCCCCTGAATGATCATATAGCGCGCGCCAAGTCCGTGCTCTCCACGGCATCTCAACTATCACCGGCCCCTAGCGGTGGAACGACGAACGTGAAGATTGATAAAGTAGAGGTCGTAACGCAGGCCAATAATGCGAACGATATCGCAACGGGTATTGCTGGGGCACTCAAGGACGAGATTTATTCGGCTCTGGGATTCCTATCCAGTACCATTGACAATGGACAAGTAAGATGACCCTGCCTCTTAACATCACGCCAGCGTCTATTTTATCCAACACAGGATCCGTCGGAAGCATTTTATCGACGCTGACGAAAACGGATCAGGTTCAAGTCCTTGATCAGCAGACGCTGACACAGATTTTTAGTGGCGCGCGGCCGCTGCAGGCGGAGATCAAGGAATATGCGAAGGTCATGAATTATCCGGTAGAAACCGGAGTCACGCTCTCCGATCACCGGATCAGCATGCCGACAGAGATCAGCTTACTCTGCATTATTCCGTCTGCATCTTACGCGACGGATTTCATTGCGATCAGAAACGCATGGCAGGCTGCGACTCTTTTATCTGTTCAGACCCGTGTCGGAACCTATAAAAACATGATCATCGAGGAATTGCCGCACAAAGAAGATTCAGAACTTTTCACGGCGATCACGATTTATATTAAACTGCGCGAAGTCATCATGATCGCGCCTTCTTCAACAGCGCCGGCCGGAACGGTCTCCAACTTTTCACCGGCCAACCCGAAGAACAGCACGAATGTTCAAAGCGGCCTTATATCGGCGACCAATTTGACGTCTTCGGGATTGAGTTATCTCCACGCAGGAACTGTTTTCGGGGTAGGAATATAATGCAATTATTACCCATCCAGGCACTCCCAAACCAAAGTTTTTCAGTCCAACTCGACAATAATCAGTGGGCTTGGACGATCGAGGTCGTCAATGATGGTATAGCGGTAACTTTGGCCTTGAACGGGAACGTCATCATTTCTGGCCTGAATATCGCTGGTGGGGCTCGGATCATCCCCTCTGAATATGAAGAGGCCGGTAACTTCGTTCTGGTGACCATCGATCAGGAAGTTCCAGATTACACTCAGTTTGGTACCGGTCAGCAACTTGTTTACTTGAGCGCCGCAGAGCTCGCGCTTATTCGCGTTCCCCCGCCGCCGGTTCTGACTGCCGCTTATTTTGATCCAAATGCGGCACTGCCACTCCGGATATTTCCACAGGGATATACACAGGCATCTAATTATGAAGCCGAGATCCCGAATAATTTTGTCGATGAGGCAGGGACTCACAACTATGTCGATGAGGCTGGGACAAGTAATTATGTGACCGAAACGAATCCGCTTTATATCACCGAAGACGGCCTCGGATTCTACTTTACGGAGGGTCAATGACAGCGGCGTTTGATCCTCGTCTTTTGAGAGTCGGTATCCTGATCGATGGGGTGACCACCTATTTTCAGGATCTGGACATTCACATCCAAGGACAAAGATTTTTCAGCGCGACATCGGCGTTTTGCACGATCAAGATATCGAACTTGACCCGCGATCAACGCCACTGGCTGTTGACGAACGCGACGCCGGTATTGGCTAACAATGTAAAACCCGCGTATATCACCGTTGACGTCGGCAGGCAATCAAAAGGATTGTTCAGGCTCTTTGAAGGCACCTGTTACACGAGCACAGTTATGCCGCCGCCGGATATAGGGATCATGTTCAGGAGCCTCGATAGCAGCGGATTGGCGTCCGCGCTGCAGCCGACGAGCTTTGGCCCGCTGACAAAATTGAGCGTCATCGCTCAATACGTGGCTGACAATTCAAATCCAAAATTATCCCTTTCTTTCAGGGTCACGAACGACATTCAAGTCGCAAACTTTTCATTTCCGGCGAACACGAATGATCTGATACCACGCCTGAATGATATCGGCGGGATCGTCGCGACAGTAAACAACGGGATCCTTATCGTCAGGGACGTCAACGGATTTAATGAAGACAATGGATTTGTTCTCAGCTTAAAAAATAAAACGCTTGTTGGCCTCCCGCAGGCAACGGAATCCGGATGCACGGCTCAAATGCTTGCCACGGCTGGCGTTAATATCGGTGATCTCGTTACCGTCGACAGCATCGTAAATCCGTCGGTTAATGGAAAATATCGGATCAGCCAGATTGCTTTTGATATTTCAAATCGGGATGAACCATTCTTCTACAATTTGACGCTCACTAATAAATACTCTTCTGGTGGGGTGACGCCATGACGACAAATAATTTCCCCCCATCACTGAACCCAGCCAGTCGCGGAGATTTCTCGGGGATCGTGAGATTCATTTTGACGAAGTGGCTGCAGAAGACTGATGACATGCTTCCCGCGCAGGTCGTCTCCTATGACAGGTCGACAAATCTCGCGACGATCCAGCCCATGATCTCGATCGTGACCACGAATAACACTCTCGTCCAGCGCGGGGTCCTCGCGGCGATACCGGTCCTCCAGATCGGAGGCGGCGGATTTGTGATCTCGTGCCCGCTTAAGCCTGGCGATCTGGGATGGATCAAGGCCAACGATCGCGATATTTCCCTGTTTTTGAAATTCTTGCAGAACTCGCCGCCGAATACCGGAAGGCTCCATAGCTTTGAAAACGCGATGTTCATACCGGACACGATGTTTAAGAATGTTGTCATAAACGAGGAAGATGAGGGGAACCTCATCATTCAAACACTCGACGGGACCACCCGCGTCGCCATATGGCCCGACAAAGTCAAAATAACGGCCCCTACAGTTGAAGTCGTGGCTCCGACCATACTTTGCAAGGCCTCGGGGTCCATCACTCTGGACAGCCCCCTGACGAAGATTACAGGGCTGCTGGAATCCGGCGGCGACGGCGGTGGGGCCGCGACGTTCAGCGGCTCAATTACGGCAAACGGAAACATCACGGGCGCGGGCACATCTTTACATACGCACGTTCATAGCGGCGTTCAAACAGGAGGCGGGGATTCTGGTCCCCCTGTATAAAAATGAGAAAGTTCAGTAATGACCTGACTGCAGAATATATAAGATCAATCCTTGATTACGATCCTGAGATGGGAATTTTTTCTTGGAAAAACCGCAGTGATGTTCCGAAAAGATGGAACGCGAGATATGCAGGAAGAATTGCGGGAAAAACAGATAATAAAAAAAGAATTGTTTTAAAAATTAATAACAAAAGTTATTTAGCAAGCAGAATAGCTTGGATATTTATGACCGATGAATGGCCTGAGAATCTCATAGATCACAGGGACATGAATCCATCAAATAACAGGTGGGATAATCTGAGAGAAGCCAATGATTCACAAAATCAATCTAATCGCGCTTGTCCAAATAATAACAAGTGCGGAGTCAAGGGTGTCCATGCTGTAGGCAATAGATACAGGGCAATGATAAAAAGAAATATCCATCTTGGATATTTTGAAACAAAAGAAGAAGCGTTAATGGCTTATTCAGAGGCTTCAAAAAAAATGTTTGGTGAATTCGCGAGGGCAACATGACGAAAACCCTTGCGACGACAGCGGATACCAACGACTTATTTTTAGACGTCTCCGGAAACATCGTGGTCCTCAGTGGGCTGCCAGCCGTTGAGCAATGCTGCGCGACGGCAAGTAAACTGCAACTCGGAGAGGCGGTACTAGAAACAGGTCTCGGGATCCCGAATTTTGAATCGATCTGGATCGGCAGTCCAAATTACTCGCTGTGGCAATCATTCCTGATCACGGCCTTAAATAATGTTATCGGCGTAAATTCCGTTGAATCTGTGGTCACCAATACAGAGAACGGAATTCTGTCTTACACGGCAACGATCGCCTCTGAATTCGGGGCAGCAGAAATTAAAGGGAGCTTAACGACATGACAAATCCATATGAGTTTATAAACAGCACGGGTACGATCGTTCCAGATACCAGTGAAATTCTCAGTGGCATCAACGCCGAATACCAGACAATTTTCGGGACCGATCTCCAATTAACCCCAGATTCTCCTCAAGGAGTTCTGATCGCCGCCGAAGCTCTGGCGCGCTCTCAGGTCGTCCAAAATAACGCGGCTCTTGCCAATCAAATAAATCCGAACATCGCAGGCGGCGTTTTTCTTGATGCTATTCTTGCCCTCACCGGAATGCAGAGAACACCCGCGACTCAAACTTTAGTCAAGGGGGTAACTCTAAATGGCGTTCCTGGAACGGTAATCCCTGAAGGCGCTCAGGCAAAAACTGCAGTGGGAGATATATTCGCGACTCTTTCACCGGTGACCTTGGCCGCCAACGGACAGGCGACGGTGGATTTTGTTTCCGTTGCCTTCGGGCCCATTCCGTGCTTGGCATCGGCACTCAATATTCCGGTCACCAATGTTCTGGGCTGGGAAACAGTAAATAACAGCGTCGCTGGTGTTGTGGGAACGACTACACAGTCGGACATCGGCGCACGCGCTCTCCGCAGCAATACACTCGCCTTTCAGGGTGTATCGCTTGCGGAGAGTATAACTTCCGCGCTATTCGCCGTTCCTGGTGTACAGAGCTTATTTTTTCAGGAAAATATATCTGCGACCACTCAGGTCATAAAAGATATCACTATGGTGGGCCATTCTATTTACGTGTGCGTCAACGGCGGATCCGATCTGAACGTCGCGGCCGCAATGCTCGAGAACAAATCTTCGGGATGCGCATGGAATGGAAATACTAGCGTCAGCGTCACCGAACCGACGAGCGGCCAGATATATACCGTTCTTTTTGATCGTCCGGCACCGATAGAAATAGCCATTCAGGTAACGTCAGCGAATGCCGCGATCGCTGATATCCAAACGGGTATCGCAAACTATATCGCAGGGAATGTCGCAAATTATCCGGCATGGTCTGTCGGGCAACCCATTTCCGCTTTTGAAATCGCGGGTGCTCTACTTTCTCAATATCCGTATATGATCATCAATCAAGTCCAGATTTCCTACGCATCGAGCATAGAATTCGGAACAGCAGTTTTGCCGATCGCTGTGAATCAAATCGGATTTTCCAACCCCAGCGATATAACATTGGTGCTCCCATGATATCTGATGTACGATCAACTTATGAGGTTTTGACATGACGGAACATTATTTTCTTTTTCCTTTTGGCATCAGCGGAAATCTCACGCCGATACCAAACCCGACGCAGATCAGCGGAACGGTGAGTTACGAATCTGGATTTCCTATCGGGTATGAACTCGCAAATACCGCGCCTGGTTATCTTCCGGTTCCGCGTGATCAATTCAACCAGCTCATGTTCGATACGACAGGAGCCATCCAGCAAATACAGCAAACGGGATTTCCGTCATGGATTACCGCGGCCGCCAATGGCGGTGTAGCATTTCAATATGCACAGGGCGCCTCTGTGTGGCATAACGGAGTCCCCTATCGTTCTCTGGTGTCAAATAATACGGACACTCCCCCGAGCGCAAACTGGCAAGTTATCGGTTCAAACAATCTTTTATATTTTAACTTAGCCACCGACACGGGATCAGCAAATCATTACGTGATCGCCCCAAATCCTGCGCTGGGATCTTTGTTAAATGGCGCTGTCGTCCAGATGCGGCCGACCTTTGCAAATACCGGTGCCTGTGATTTGACTGTAAACAGCACGCCAACAACGGCCATTAAAACATTGGCTAATCAGGATCCGGCAGCGGGGACGATTATTCCAACTGGGATCTATTCTCTGGTTTATAATTCTACGACTGGTTTTTGGGTGATTCAAAACCCCACGCCCTTGAACTTTGTCGGGGATTCTGGATCGGGTGGTAGGGCTGGACTCGTTCCGGCTCCGGCGGCCGGCGATGCGGCGGCTGGAAAAGTTCTCGGTGCTGCTGGCACATGGTTAAAAATATTATCGACGACCGCTGGGGCTAATGGAAAGATCGATTTTGAAGGCGGGGTAACTCTTCAATGGGGAACGGGAATATCTTCAGAATTCTATCACAATGCCGGTGGATTAAATGTCTTTCCGACCGCGTTTAGCGGAACGCCGTACTACGTCAATTTTATATTGACAGTTGGATCCGCACCTCCTGCCTTTACTACAGGAACGCAATTTACGCCGAACGTAAATAACATCTCGTCAACACAATTTTATGCTCAACATCAAGGTTCAGGGCCAAGCAAACCAATGTTGTGGGTTGCTATCGGTCCAACGTAAGGAGAAAATAAATGACGGATCTTTTTGCAGTAGCAACCGGTAACTGGTCATCAACTGGAACATGGTCTTTATCATCTGGCGGCTCGCCTGGCGCTGGTCCGCCGACAAGCGCAGATAGAGTCTTTTTAAATGCCGCCACTGGCGTAAAAACGATCACCATTGATGGCACGACGGGATCACCAAGCCTTTGTCAATCTTTGGACTGCACTGGATTTACCGGTACCCTTACCGCTTCCGGTACAGGAAAGCAAGTCAACGTCGGTGATGCGAATGGCGGGAACTTTAAATTAGTTTCCGGCATGACTTTTGCCTTCCCGACTGACGCGGCATCTTTCTGGAATTTTATATCTACTCACTCCGGAAACACGATGGATTGGGGTGGAAAACAAACTTCAAATATGGTTTTCAACGGTGTCGGCGGCAGCTGGCTGCTGCAATCCAACACGGTGATGTTCGCTGGCACTGCGCCATTCATGACGCTGACCAACGGCACCTTGGATATGAACGGCTTCAATCTTACAGCTATTAATTTCACTTCGAATACTGGCGGAACAAGAGTCTTTAATATGGGCTCTGGAACCTTTACAAACAATGGAGGATTCAGTGTCGGTAATCTTTCCACGGGTCTGACTATTAACGGCGGCACATCGACGTTCTCGCAGCCTTTTAATTCTGCTGGTCCAACAATGGGTGACCAGACATATCACGATTATTCTCAAGGAAATGCTGGAGCATATGGTCCAACAATCACCGGTACTCCTACATTTAATAATTTCACCCTTCCATCTGTAAACGTGTCGAGCAGCTTCAGTATCAATGGCGGGATCACCGTCAACGGCACGCTCACAATGAACGGGAACGTTTTCTCGCAAAATACAAGGCTCTTCGTTCACTCCGCGGCCTATGGAGTCCAAGCTAATATCGTATGTAACGGAACCGTTACCGCTCAATATCTAAACCTGAAAGATATTGCGGCATCGGGATCGGCGAGCTGGAATCTTTCTGCGATCACGGGACTTTCTGGAGACTGCGGAAACAACAGCGGCATCACCTTTACCACTCCGGCAACCGTTTTTGCGAAGATGACGACGAGTGGGAATATTGATGGTCTGCCATGGAAGACGACATCAGGGGGATCAGTCGTGGCACGGGTTCCGCTCCCACAGGACACGGGAAAATTTGACGCGAATGCTTTTTCGACGGGATCAATTGTTGTAACAAATAATGTGGCAAGAATCGGGGCTTTAGATTTCACTGGCGCGACGAATACACCGACACTTAATATAAATGCCAGCACAGAACTATATGGCGACCTAACGCTGATAAGTGCAATGACTCTATCGGGCACCAGCGCATTGAACTTTGAGGGCGGGGCAGGAACAACGCACATAACAACCGCCGGAAAGAGTATCCCGTGGCCCATGACGTTCGGAAGTAATCGCACAATTTCCCCGCTGGACGCGATCACCTCGACTAATACTCTGATCGTCTACGACTACTGCACGTTCAACACTAACGGCTTTAATCACCAATTTAGCGCCATCACGTTCTCCGGCGGCACGACCAATGTGAACGATAATTTAAAAAGCACAGGTGCTGTCACGGTAGATTCCGCCATTGCTCCAGCCGTTATAAATCTCGCGGCCCAGCTTTGGGGAACGGGGGCTGTCGCTGTATCCAGCGGGACAATAAATTCCACGGGAAACAGCGCAGAACTTAAATCCGGAACGACTATGGCATTTTCGGGCGGGACATCCACGATTGATAAACTTACCATTGGATCAACGCTTACGGCGAGCGGTGGAACACTTAAACTTCCTGCGGCCACATCACACTCTTTCGCCACGGGGTTCAACGTGACGAACGCTGGCGCTGTGAGTTATGGCGGAGTACCGACATTCAGCGCAGGCGCTCTAACAATTGCAGCAACGGCTCCTCCAAACTTAGGGATATAAAAAATGGCAAAACTTTCTATTCAAGTCGGATCAACGAGTAAAACGATCAACGTCTACATCCGCAGCACAATCACCGGCGAAGGGTTAACAGGACTCGTCTATAACTCTGCTGGACTCTCGGCATTCTATACGCTGCCTTTGTCGGCTCCCGTCGCGATCACGCTCGCCACCCAGACTGTGACCGGCGCGTGGTCGAGCGGCGGATTCGTTGAAATCGATAGCGTGAAATCGCCTGGTTTATATCGTCTGGATCTCCCGAATGCTGCGCTGGCCTCCGGCACTTTCGTGGACATTTCCCTTCTCGGGGCCAACAACATGATCAATTATATAGACGAAATTGAACTCACAGGATGGAACGCCACTACTGGTGCCGTATCGAGCGTCACCGGCAACGTCGGTGGAAACGTCGTCGGCTCCGTCGGCTCCGTCACGGCGCGGGTGACCGCGAACGTCGATGAAATTGCGGGTTCGACAACTGCGGCCACTAACTTAAGCACGTCTGCGCAGACCATGCAGTCTGGTGCGGCCGTCACCGGAACGCTCACATCATCTGTGTTCACGACCAATCTCGCCAGCACGGTCACCGGCGCTTATGTTGGTCGGTTCATTCTCTTCACGTCCGGAGCTCTTATACAGCAGGCGCAAACTATTGCCGCCTACAGTAACACCGGACAGATCACGACAATTCAACCCTTTACGACGGCCCCCAGTAACACGGATACATTCGTTATAGTATGACAAGGTTAACTATACTCGGCGTCCCATTCACGGCTCCTTCAGGCACCATTATAAATGGCGCAATGACTGAGGGTTCCGATTCTATGGGCGCTTACGTCATCAGCGGGCATGATGGATCCGCGGCGATGATCGAGGGAGCCGATGGAATGGGATCATCGGTTCTCTTGGAATTTATCGGCGATAGTGCTGTGGAAGAACGCGGGGATTCCATGCAGGCCGGTGCTGTGGCAGTCTTTCCCCTTGATACCCATCTGATAATTCAAGAATTCGATTATACGGTGGACGTCCAGCAGGCTCTGCTCTGGCAGTACAACGAAGCCGTTAATCTTCAGGCGATAGTCAAAAATAAACAGGCTTGGTACGACGCCAACCAGACTCAATTCTGGGAAAATTGGTATCGAGATGTTTTCAACCTTCAGACCGCAAATATTTTCGGTCTATCGGTGTGGTCAATTATTCTCGGACAGCCCATTGTTTTCAACAATGCTGCAAATCCTGGTCAGATCCCATGGGGGTTCGGGACCAATAATGTGGACTTCACTCAGGGTAATTTTGCTGGCGGTGCCGGTGGTTCGTATGCCTTGCCGCTTTCGGCGGCGCGCATCCTCCTCCAGCTCAGAGCATTTCAACTTGTCAGCAGCGGGACGGTTCCTGAAACGAATAGAATGCTCGCCTATGTTTTTAGAGACTACGGTCCGGCATGGCTCATCGACAATCACGACATGACTCAAACCTACGTGTTCAATTTCACATTGACAGCTGACATGATATACATATTTAATAATATCGATATCCTGCCGAGACCGGCCGGTGTATCATCAACATATATAGAGGTATAAAATGCCAATAGGACAAGCGATTGTTTCTTCCCACGGGCTCTCCAAAAAAATAATGTTATCTGGTGAAGAGCTGAAAATATCAGTTGTCAGCGTAAATCCAGAATTCTCGATCGTCAAATATCCGGACGGTCATGAAAGACATCACCAGATTTCATCGGTCAACGATCTCTGTGATCGAATCGCAAATCAATTAAAAAACAGATACAACGTCTTGAGTTTTAATTTCAAGACGCTGCCTGAGAAACTACAACCATGTGAAATCATAATAGGGGAGATAAAATATGACGCTTAGTTACACGACGACCGAAAGAGATGCGCGCCTTGATGTACTTTCTGCCGCGATTGGAAACGCTGGAATCCTGAAGATTTACGGCGGTTCCGTTCCGGCGAATGTCGGCGCATCTCTTGGTGGGGCCACTCTTCTGGCGCAGCTGACTTGCGGAACGCCCTTTGCACCGGCATCATCAGCGGGTCTTTTAACGGCCAATGCGATCGCCACAGAATCATCCGCTGATGGTACCGGAACGGCAACTTTCTTCAGGATCACCGACAGCCTCGGAAACGCTCAAATCCAAGGATCATGCGGGACCTCCGGTGCTGATCTGAATTTTAACAGCACGGCTATCGCGGCCGGCGCGCAGGTGTCCGTTACTTCTCTGACGATCACCGAGGGAAATCCTTAACAGATTTCTTTGGGGGGCGATCAGTGATGAGATTGATCTCGAAACAGGGCTTTAGATATCTTGCTACGGTTTGTTGCTTTTGCACGAGCGCGGCATGGGCGCAATCCGTTACGGGGCATATAACCGCCACTGTATGGGGAACTATAAAAGAAAATCCTGATGGTTCAATCGTTGTTACTGACGGACAAAAAGAGGTCACTTGCTATCCGAGAGGGAATAATACTTACGCTTGTGGTGGGGTGAAATAAATGGCTAAATCTTCTATTCAGGCGGGCACAACCTCTATAACTCAAAACGTCTATATAAGAAGCACCATAACTGGCGTCGGATTGACGGGCCTTGCTTATAATACTTCTGGCCTGACCGCTTACTATGTTCTCCCCCGTGCAGCATCGGTGGCCATCACTCTCGCGACGCAGACTGTGACCGGCGCGTGGTCGAGCGGCGGATTCGTCGAGATCGATAGCGTGAACATGCCTGGTTGGTATCGTCTGGATCTCCCGAACGCGGCACTGGCCTCCGGCACTTTCGTGGATATCATGCTGCGTGGCGCTACAAACATGGTCGACTGTCCACTCGAAATCGATCTCACGGTCACGAGCACGCAGAGCGCAACTGGCGGCCTGACGAACGTCACAGCGAACGTCATTCAATGGAATAGCAGCAATGTAGCGACTCCAAACGTTGCCGGCGTTCCAATTGTGGATGATAAATATTTACTTGGAACGATTTATAGCACGCCAGCAACGGCTGGAATTCAAGATGTAAATATCAAAAATATTAATAACGTCGCTGCGGCTACACCTGGTGCGGCGGGCGGTATCCTCATCGCTGGCACAAATGCGGCGACATCGTTTGTCGGAACTGCCGCTTCTGGAGCGACTCCTGCTGTTGCTGCCCTAACGATTACGGGTGGCGCAGCATCAACAACTGGTGGCGGTGTAGCTTCTGAGGGTCTTAAGATCGTTGGAGGCGCGGGAGCGGCGTCAACGAATGGTGCAGCTTCTGGAGCAACAATAACGGGTGGAGGCACAAATACCGTTGCCTCAACTGCAACAGGATTGAAGGTTTCTGGTACAAGTACGGGACATGGTCTGGACTGTGAGTCTGGGGCTGGCGCGACAGGTAATGGACTAAACGCAGTTTCAAATGCTACCAACGGGAATGGATTATCTGTTACGGGACATGGCTCAAGCGCTGGTATGACGGTTACTGGTGGCGCGACAGGAGATGGCGCAGACTTTAATGGTGGGGCAACCTCCGGATATGGAATGCAAATACAAGCGGGAACTTTAGGTTATGGTCTTGCAATAGCTGGTGCGGGTGTTTCTCAACATGGATTATATTGTGCTGGTGGGCAGTCCGGTGATGGTATTCATGCTTTAGGAGGTTTAGCAAATTCTTCCACTCCTGCTGGAACTGGTATTTGGGCTAAAGGTGGAAATGCAAATACAAGCGCCGGTGGTACAGCGGCAAACGGATTATTAATTACTGGCGGTTCTGGCGCAGCCTCAACAAACGGAGCAGCTTCAGGGGCGACCATCACGGGCGGCGGCACGAATACCGTTTCCTCAACCGCTGATGGCCTAAAACTGACAGGTACTTCCAACGGCTCCGGACTTGAGTGCATACTTGCTGGAACGGGCGGCGCGATCACGGCGAGCACGATTGTCGGCACGCTCTCAACGGTTACGACCGCGACCACGGCAACAAACTTGACGAACGCGCCGTCGAACGGTGACTTTACAACTACTATGAAGACTTCTCTCAACGCCGCGACTCCGGCGAGTGTCACGGGAGCGGTCGGTTCCGTCACCGGAAACGTCGGTGGCAACGTCGTCGGCTCCGTCGGCTCCGTGACGGCGAGAGTGACCGCAAATTCTGATCAAATAGCTGGATCCGCGACAGCGGCCACCCTTCTTTCTGCTGGAGCACTTTCAATTACGTCTGGGACAGCGATAACTGGAACTCTGTCAAGTACTCAGATGTCGTGCAGTGGGAACGCCTCGAGCTCAATAGATAACCTCTGGAATGGAAGAACCATTATATGGAGCTCCGGAGTTCTGGCGGGCGCGCAGGCGACGATTACCGCTTATAACGGGACGACAAAGGTCATCACTTACTTGCCGACCTCAACAGGTGCCGCACCTTCAAACGGTGATACCTTCGATATATTTTAAGGGGGAAAAATGGCCACACGGCTAGGTCTTTTTGGTGTTCCCCGAACTGCGGCATCAAATAGTGGGGCAATTGCCGCCACAGAGCGTCACGATACATCATCGATAGCGGGGGTCCTTACATTCTCGGCGGCTGCGGCCGCAGTCGAACGCCATGATTCCATGTCTGCGTCTGGTGTCCTTTCTTTCCGCGCAAGCGGTTCTCCGACGGAAAGGCACGATTCTTCAAACATAACAGGCGTCTTGAAATTTTCCGCGGCCATGAATTCTACGGAGCGGCATGACTCATCTAATGCCGCTGGCGTGTTGAGTTTTAAAGCCTCTGGGGCCGCAACAGAACGCCATGATTCATCGAGCATTGCAGGGGTCCTGACCTTCAAAGGATCGGCGGCGGCTCATGAAAGACATGACACCATGGGCGGTGTCGCGGAGCTCGATATCAGGGCATCAATGGCGTCCATTGAGCGTCATGATATCGCGGCCGGCCATTCCGTTTTGAAGTTCTCGGGGTCCATGGCGGCCACGGAAAGACCTGATATCATGGGTGGATCCGTTGTCCAGAAATTTATCGGATCGGCGTCGATATCGGAAGGTCATGACGTATCTTCCGGTGCCGGTATCCTGACATTCTCTGCGTCCATGGCCGTCGTCGAGCAGCACGATTTAATGCAGGGAGTTGGTATCGGCCCGATCTTTGTCCAAGGGACGATGATTGAAAACCCCGATTTGATGAACGCATCTGCCGTCCTTAAATTCAGTGCCGCTGGATCGATGGTCGAGCAGTCGGATATGATGACTGCAGTCGGCGCGCAGGCCATCGTCGTTTATTTAATCGTTAACGGTTATATTCAGAATAATATCTTGTCTGAGGGCATGGTCTCAGACCTCATTAATAATTTTGGTTCCGCTCTGCCAGAGTTTGATGGAGACGGGATCATCGAAGAACAGGTCGATGTATCCGGAAGCGTCGCCGACCAAGTAAAACTTGACGGAATAATAGATGACTAATATCATAAAAAAATGTTGAACTTTTCAGCGATCACCAATAATGACATCCCCATTCAGTCCTTGGTCAGGAACAGAAGCGATAATTCTTTAATCGATTTGACGGGTTACACGATCAAGGTCGAGCTTTTTAATTTAGACGGTTCAATTATTGCGACATACACGACTGGTGATCATACCGTTACCATCCCCAATCAGACGACGAACAGGGGAGCATTTCAATTTAAAATCCTGAGAACGCAAACCGTTGATCTGGTCACCGGAACCTATAAATGGGAGCCGACAATAACTTCACCGATCGGAAATGTTTATACGGTTTCAAATGCAGATATGCTTCTTTCACCTGGTCAAATAGTTTTTAGGAAACAACTGACGGTGCCGTGACATGTCGAGCAATGATGAAATATTTAGAGTCCTAGGCCAGCTGCAGAGCAGCGTAAGCAACATTGAAAAAAATACATCTACTATTCCAAAGTTAACGTCTGATCTCGCCGTCGCTCAGGCGGCCATCAAAGAAATAAAACCAAAGGTCGAGCGCCATCAAAAAATCATGTGGATAGGAACCGGCGTCATGGGAGTCTTTTCAACGGCATGGACGCTGGTCCTGGCATGGCTCGAGGGAGGCCATAGATGACACCGTGGTCTATCATTCTCAACAATCCTGGCAAGCTCGAGCACAATGGGAGAGCATGCGTAGCCCAAAGCACGCTGCAAGATGATCCAAGGTTAATTCGTTTTGATAGCCCCGTCAGCGGAATCGCCGCGCTCATGAAAACTCTTTTATCTTTTCAGCGAAAAGATGACCTCGAGCACATCGCGGCTTTTATTGCTCGTTATTCCTCGCCGGACAAGGCCGCTGTCTGTGTCCTTGATGTTTGCCGTCATTGCGGCGTCGATCAAACGGATTATTTTGATATCGAAGTCCCCGACAACCTGATTCGCTTGACACAAGCGATTGTCCTTCATGAACAAGGGACGTGTCCCGATTCGGCGTTGCCGTTCTGGTATGAAGAGGCGGTTTTCGAGGCCGCGGCCGCGCGCGTGCTCGCCTAAACTTTTCTCTTGAAATAAAATTACAACTCCTATAAAGTGAAAATCGCGGAGTAGAGCATCGGTAGCTCGGCTGCCTCATAAGCAGCAGGTACTTGGTTCAATTCCAAGCTTCGCAACCAATTTTGGTCCCTCACTTAACGGTTTGGGACGTACAGAGGCCGCAGGGGGCCAGCGTAGCAAACCCCTGAAAAATACAGATGGCTTAGCCTACTTTAAGCGGCCATCTTCTAACGGCAGGAAAGCCGACTTTCAATCGGACAACACGGGTTCAATTCCCGTTGGCCGCGCCAAAGTAGAGGAAGAACGAGATGAGACGAGAGACTGTAAAGATTGTGGCGAAAGCGATTAAACCCGACAAATAGGGCTGGTCAAATTCGTCTTGAATTTTGCACCCGCCCCACAAAGGCGGGTTTTTTATTATGCGGGAGGAAACAGATTTCTGAGGTGTAGCACAATGGCAGTGCAAGCGGTTGATAACCGTTAGACGTGGGGTTCGATTCCCTTCGCCTCAACCAATTACGGTGCGGAGCCGGCCGGTCAGGCAGCGCCCTTTTAAGGCGTATAAAATGGGTTCAATTCCCATCGCACCGACCAAATATGTGGGCTCTCATGTACCAAGGGGGGCGAGACTGCTTTGCAAGCAGACTGAGGCGAGTTCGATTCTCGCAGGGTCCACCAAGTTTCGGCGCAGCGACTGTCATGGCCCAAACAATCGCTGCGCCGGATGTGCTCGGTTAGCTCAATGGGAGAGTGGCTGCCTTACATGCAGTTGACGATGGTTCGATTCCTTCACCGAGTACCATTTGACTTTTTAGCGAATCTGATAGATACTGAAAGAATGAAAACGATATGCACATCAAATATGTCCTATGACCGCGGCTTCGGAAGAAGCGGCGAGGGGCTATTTGTGTAAATCTTTTTCTCCCTGTTAAAAACACAAAGCCCCGCTCCTAAAAGAAGCGGGGTTTTTGTTTTGGTTATTGAACATTGTTGATATGATGATTTTTCGGCGGGTAGCTCAGTTGGTTAGAGCGCTTCATGCCATGCGCACTGGATGAAGAGGTCGCAGGTTCAAGTCCTGCCCCGCCGGCCAAATAAAAATTATTCCGAGTAGCTCAGTTGGTAGAGTCCTTGACTGTTAATCAAGTTGTCAGTGGTTCGAGTCCACTCTCGGGAGCCAATTCACGCAACCCGTCTGCCACGATGGTGTAAGAGCCGAAACTCACACGGCCGCGTGTTTAACTTTGGGGATCTAGCTCATCGGTAGAGCGGCGGTTTGAAGGTCCGCGCGTATGTGGTTCAATTCCACAGTTCCCCGCCAAGATAATGCGCTGGAGTTGTTGGTGGGTGCATGCGAGCCTTCCAAGCTTGAGGACAGGGTTCAACTCCCTGCCAGCGCACCAAATTGACGCAGAGTAGCTTAGTCTGGCCCAAAGCACGGTGCTCATAACGCTGTTATCATCGGTTCGAATCCGATCTCTGCTACCAATTTTTGTAACATGCTATATAGTGTTTTTATGAGTTACAAAACAAAAGGCGAAATCGCCAAATACCATCGGGAAATCTGGTATCCACGTAATAAAAAACGTCGCATGGAATTGAATAATGCGTGGAGAAAAAGACGACGGTTAGAATTTAGAGAGATGAAGAAAAAACTTAAATGTAAGGTTTGCGGAGAGAAAGAACCTTATTGTTTGGACTTCCATCATCTAGATCCAAAGAAAAAAGATATGAATATAAATATCAGTAATTTTACAAATCATTCTCTTAAAAAAGTTGAAAAAGAATTAAAGAAGTGCGTTGTTCTTTGCTCTAATTGTCATCGTAAAGTTCACGCTGGAATAATAAAATTGCCAGCTTTGCCGAGTGGTTGAAGGCAACGGTTTTGTAAACCGTCATCGCAAGATCATCGCAGGTTCGAATCCTGTGGCTGGCACCAATTCATGGTCCTTTAGCTCAACGGCAGAGCGCCGCCTTGTCACGGCGGAGGTCGGGGGGGCAGCACCCCCAAGGATCGCCAATTTACGACGGAAGCTCAACTGGAAGAGCGGTGGGTTCCGGACCCGCAGGGTGCCGGTTCGACTCCGGTTCGTCGTACCATACGCCCGTAACCCTCGGTGCTACGAACGCCGACAAAGGTAATCGGATGGAAGATGCAGGTTCAACTCCTGTCGGGCGTGCCAATTTCTCTCGCGGTGGTCAGAAAGGTTATGCAGCGGTCTGCAAAATCGCTTATGCCGGTTCGAGTCCGGTTCGTGAGTCCGGAGGGTAGCGTCCGCGGGGACAAACAGTCTTGAAAACTGTCGCCAGCCTTGAATGCGCTGATGGTTCGACTCCTTTACCCTCCGCCAATTTTTCTGGATGCTTGCGTGAATGGTAAAACGAGCAGTTTGCTAAACTGCGGAGCCTCGCTGGCTCACGAAGGTTCGACCCCTTCAGCATCCGCCAAAAGATAACGCATGGGTGGCAGAGCGGCGAATGCGCCTGACTGTAGATCAGGTCCCTTTGGGTTAACATCGGTGGTTCAAATCCATCCCCATGCACCATCCGTCCATAGCTCAATTGGAAGAGCAGGAACCTTCTAAGTTTCAGGCTGGGAGTTCGAGTCTCTCTGGACGGACCATTTCTCTTGCAATTCTCAAAGAATCATCATATTGTAAAACAATGAAAAAGAATTTGTTACAGCCCTGGCATTTACAGCAACTCCCACTGGGAGCCTTTATGCTTGGGCGGTAATATACGGTAAGAGTGCGAAAGCTCTGAACCCCGCCCCTAAACAAGGCGGGGTTTTTTTATTGCGCGAAAGGAGAATTTTATAAGCGAGTATGGCGGAATAGGTAGACGCAAGCGACTTAAAATCGCTCGCTTCGGCGTATCAGTTCGATTCTGATTACTCGCACCATGGGCTGCTGGCGGAATGGCAGACGCACTTGTCTTAGGAACAAGCTTTCTCTCGGTTCAAGTCCGAGGCGGCCCACCAAAATAAACGGTACGTAGGGGAGTCTGGCCGTCCCCATCTGGCTTGGGACCAGAGGATCGCAGGTTCAAATCCTGCCGTACCGACATTCGTTTGCAACATTAAATACGGAGGTAAACGATGAGCAAACATAACGACAAGAAAGCGTCCTTACTCGGGATGCCCATAGGTACTGCCACACATAAACTGAGAAAGAATGTTCTTTTCTCACTAGTGTGTAAAGCTGGCCTTAACAAGTGTTTCAGGTGTCAAAATGAGATCATATCTTCGTCGGATATGTCCATCGAGCACAAGGAGGCATGGATGGGAGCGGCTGATCCTTTGGCATCTTTCTTTGACCTAGAAAACATCGCGTTCTCGCATTTGAGTTGCAACTGTTCTGCGGCTTCGAAGCCTAATCAACTCTATGCGTCTAAGGGAGAAAGGGACGCTGCCCGCTCGGGAAGGCGTAGAGATGAGTGGAGTACATGGACTAAGGAAAAACAACAGAGAGTACGACGGGAGAAATATTTAAAACACGGCAAGTGATCGCCGACCAATTTAGAGGGCTCTGCTAATGGCAAGCTCGCCGCCTCCAAAACGGCTAATCTGTGTTCGATTCACAGGCCCTCTGCCAAGTTTGTGCGTAGCTTAACGGCAAAGCAGCCGATTGTGACTCGGCGTATCGGGTTCAAATCCCGCGCACAACCCACTTTTTCTGGGGTCGGCTAATGGTAGGCCCCCTGACTTTGAATCAGGTAATGCACGTTCGATCCGTGCCCCCAGAACCACTTTTCGATTGTGCAATAAAAAAATATCTGCCATGATTCTTTTACCGCATCCCCGCGGATTCAAAATCTGAAAGGAAGTAATATGTCCACTGCTTTAGTCGATAAAGTCATCCCGCTCTTCAAGGCACCGGCCCCGTCTCTTTATACGTTGCTGCAGGCCAACATTGAGATGCTCAATGGCCTGGTCACCAAATTTTCCGCCCTTGATCTCACTGAGCCGACGACGTTGGCGCTCGCGACCATCGCTGGCGGACAACAGCCGCAGGCGGCCATTCAATCGGCGGCCGTGCTTATCAAGGCGCAGGCGCTGTCTCTGAATATCGATATCACTGATCAGGACGCCAATGTAATCGCACAGGCGGTAACGAACGGAGTTCTTTCCGCTATTCAGGTAGCGGTATCAGCGCCTCCGGTGGTAGCCAGTCCAGCGGGAGATCAAAACGGCAATGGCACAGATACAGCGTCTGCCTCCGCAGCAGCGTAGGATGGAGCTCGCGAATCTACAAACCAAAGTCTTAAATCTTAAAAAGGAAAATAGATCATGAGCCTACAAGACCTGATAACAAAAGTCGAAACCGCAGGCGAACATCTCAAGGCTGAAATCGAGGCTGTCCTTGCTGAGGCTCACGCCAAGATCGATGCGCTGTTGGCGCACGAAAAGGCTGCGGTCGAAAAGAAAGAAATCGAAGTAACGGCCGTCGAAACTACGGTCGCGGCCGGCGCAGAAACTGTTGAAAAAACGGTGGAGACAACTGCGACAGAAGTTGCCACAGAGGTAACGGGCGCCTGACATTGATCGCCGAGGGCAGTCCCCTCGGCGATTATTTTGGAGGAAGGTGATGGGAAATAATCCACGTCTTTCCAAGATCGCAGCGGGCACCAGCGCAGCATTCGTCATCTGCTGCATGAATTTTATTAGACCTCACGAAGGTATAGTTCACCACGCTTACAAAGATACCGGCGGTATTTACACGATATGCTCCGGTCACACCGATGGTGTGAAAGAAGGCGACGTCGCCACGGATGAGCAATGCAAGGAATTTTTGCACAGTGATACCGTCAATGCGATTGCCACTGTGGATTTTCTGACGGGTGGTGCGAAGATCCCGCCGGAGACAAAAAAGGTATTTGTCGATGAAGTCTTCAATGCCGGCGCGGGAAATTTTAAAAAATCAACGATGCTCAGGCTCATTAAATCCGGCGATATTGCGGGCGCATGCCGACAGTTCCCTCGATGGGTTTATGTCGCTGGGAAAGATTGCCGTGTAAAAGCAAATAACTGTTACGGGATCGTCACGCGCCGAGAAGAACAAATGAATGCTTGCTTGAAAGGATTGGGCTCCTAATGGGTATCGTCACTGAAGTTGCGGAAGACGCGGTCGGCATTTCAACTTCAACCTGGTTGACGCTCGGATGTTGCGCGGCCATCGCGACGGCTGCGCTCTTGTATCATCATCATGTTTTTAAAAGCGGAGAAGCGGCCTGCAAGGCAGAATATACGGCGGCAGCTGATAATCAGAAGGTGGCGGCCCAGATCGAAATTGCAAAAATAGGAGATAAATATGCAATTATTAATGAAAAGTTGCACGAAAGTCCGATTTTTATGCGCCCTGTCAGTCCTCTTGTTGGTGCTGCCATTAGCGGGATGCCCCAGCCTCATCCGAATCGCGCCAAGTGATCCGGAGGATCAGTGCGACCATCCACTGCGGCCGACGGCCCCGATAACGGACGGGAAGGCCGCTGAGTATGTAGAAAACCAAGGGGCGTCCATCGATCGCTGCAGGGCTCTTTTGGGGCACGAAATAAAATGAAAATGTTTATCCTTGGTTTTATAACATGTTTTTTCTCATGCTGGGCGCACGGTAAGATCCTCAATTACCTGACGGGCGACAGATACAAATACAGGATTTGGCCTTTTATTTCGCAGCCGTTCTACAATCTTAAAAACCGATTTTTTTATAATTTTCTCTGGCCGATCCTCAAGGCGCGCGCCGATAAAGCTGGGAAATATTATAAAGACACGGACCTGATTTATGCGGCATATGTGCGCTGTGAATGCGGGGCCGGAATGGCCTATCATAGAGGAACCGGCAGCCGTGGGGCTTGGGATTGCTCGGATATCCTGACCGGCCGTGCCCCTGAAATCGGGAAGCCTGGCGCGGTCACCCATACGGGGAGGATGCCCTTCCTTTTTTACGAGATCAAATCTGAAGATCAGCCTTCAGCGTTCGGCGCGACCACCCGCCAAAAAGTCAATAAGGACAAAATAAATGAAACCCGTTGATCAGGACAAATTTTACGATAAAGAAAAAGGATCGAAGGGAAACTGCCTGCAGGCGGCCGTGGCGTCGATCCTCGAATTGCCGATCGACGTGGTCCCGAATTTCCACGATTGTCCTGAAGGGTTCTGGACTGGATATCATAACTTCTTAGAAAAGCACGGTTATATAGCTTTCGAACCGCGGCGGATCGTATGCCCTGAATGCTTTTATCTCGCTTTTGGACCGAGCCCCCGCGGCGTCGATCATGCGGTGATCTATTTTGAGGGAAAACTGGCTCACGATCCTCACCCGAGCCGCGCAGGGATAAAGCTCGAGAGCATCCATATGCTGGTCCCGATCCGGCCGCGATCCATGATCTAGCTTATCGGGCGTCATCCACAAACTATTGCCGGCAAATCCAACTGAAATATTTCATATACGGAAGATGGATGACGCGCTCCTGGCCGTCCTCCCAGATCACGAAGGCGACGTTCCGGTTTATGAAAGTATCGGTTTTTTTCGCATTATTGATCTCAAGGCGCATCAGGGCGGCGGCGCGATCGGCGCGACTCATTTTTTGATCCCCATGCTCTCTTCCAAATTGATCAATGAATTCCACGCCGCGAGTTGATCTCTGTTAATATCTGGATCGCAAGGGCACTTGTCGATGTATTTGCGCGCCGCCTTGTAAAGAGCTTCATAATCTGGGGTCATTATTTTGTCATCCTTTACATTCTATAGTGAAAATTAAAGTAACGATTTCCTTTGATATGCAACCATATCTGCCCCGCAAAATCATCTCCCTCCATGCCGCCGTTGCGGTACTGGTCTACATATTCATGCGTTATACGAGAATTACAGCTGATCTCATCAATCCGCTGCTTTTTCTTTATATAGGGTTTTTCTGTGGTCAATTTCCAACTATGAATCTGTGTGGACATTTCTTTCATGTTTTGAAGATATTCTAAAAAAAGTGTGTAGAATTTGCGTCCACATAGTTCCTTCACGCGCTGTTTTATATCTTCAAGCTTTTTGTTCTCTATCGCCTCAAGTCGCGCAAACTCGGCCCACATAGCTGCATTTTCTTCTTCAGATGGCATCCATGATAGATGTGCTGCTATTTCCTCTTCCGTCATTTCTGCCCTAGCCATTAGATCAATCTCTCCTGAAAATTATCGACGGCATCCAGAATACGCCTGACCGCCATGTTGAAAAAACGCTCATCTTTTTCTATGCCGATAAATCGACGCCCAGACTGCACCGCAGCCACGCCGGTACTCCCAGATCCCATGAAAGGATCGAGGACAATATCCCCGCGCGCGCTGCTCTGTTCGATGTAGTGGCGCATCAGCGGAACCGGCTTTTCCGTCGGATGGTCCGTGACGTCCACCTGCGGGCAGCTGATCAACTGCTTGGCCCCGCAGTCGGCGATCGCGCGGGCGGGCTTCTTGTAGAAAAATCCCGTGAACTCGCAGTTCTTCATGTACCAACGATTCGGGGTCGCTGTCCCCTTGTCCCAGACCAGCATATTGTGGAAATCAAATCCGGCCTTTTCGGCGGCGACAAGCATGTTCTGAATATGCCTATTATTACACATAACATATGCCTGCGTAGAAGGGCCTAGGGCGGCGTATAAGAGGGGCATGAAATCAGGCCAGTCGATATCGCAGGGAACGATCTCCCCGCTATTATCGTACACGCCACCGCCCCCAAAGCGCTTGTGAAGGCCGCCCTCGGTGCAGCCTCCGGCGGTCAACCGATATGGGGGATCTGTAATGACTAGATTTGCGCATTGTCCTAGTTCTGGTAATGCCCTGATGCTATCTCCATGAATCAAAGTACAATTTCCAATTTTAATTTCTTTTTTCATTGCGATTCTGGATTACTTTTTTTATTAGTTGTGGTACATAATTGTTTCATGAAGTTGTGCTCTTATTGCGGGATAAATCCCCAAAGAAAATGTGGACGTTATTGTAGAACGTGCCATAATACTTATATGCGCGAGACCAGAAAACCATATTCTGAATTTACTCATCTGGAAAAGAAAAAACATAGAGCCGTTTCTCTTGCTAATAGATATCAACAAATTGGTAAACTTAAGCCTCGGCCATGCTTCAATTGTGGTGGATTTAAAAATCTGGAAAAGCATCATAAAGATTATAATAAACCTCTCGATGTTTTGTGGGTATGTCGCCAATGTCATCGTGATCTTCATGCTGGAAAAATAATTACTCCTGAACTTAGATCTCTGGTAAGAAAATGGCTTATTAATCTTACCCCAACGGCATCGGGTGCGCTTGCGCTGGACGCGGACCGGCGTCATTGATTTGCCTGAACGATGTTCGACAAGACATGGCCGGAGTTCATCAGGCTATGCATGCCCTCGACGATCCCGTAGATGACGGCGACGACTATGAGGGTCTGGATGGCGGCGATGATAAGTGCTTCTGTTATTGTGGGCATTATTTTTTCTTCTTTAAAGTTTCGATTTGTTTAAGGAGATCGGCATTACGCTTCTCAAGTCTAAAAATTATCGTTTGACGATCTTGAATAATAAATGCCTGGATCACCACCAGTATTCCGAGAACGTATAAAATCACTTGCATGGTTCACACCTCCTTGACAAAAAGCACGTTGGCGTTACGGAGAGCACGAACAATGTCCGCAGCTTCCCACTTACCGAAGGCACGTATGGATGAGACCACAGTGTTGTGGATAATTTTCTTTATCTCCTCCTCCGTCTTCGGCTCCGGCAGCACGGCGAGGGCTTGTTCAATATGATGAACGGCGTCTTTTAAAGAACCTCCAGTGTAATCTTTGGTGTATCCTGCGTAGTCAAGAGCCGCTTTGGTTTCGCAACAATGCTCCCTCACCGCTTCAATCGCTTTTGCCAGTGTCATGACTACCCTCCATCTAAGCTGACTTTCGCTGTTGCCCAATGATATTTTAAAAGATCGGTGTGATCAGAAAACTCGGTCTTCTTTGCGGCCTCAATAGCTTCTTTTTTGTTTTTAGCCGTAACTAAAAAATTTCTTTTTATTGCGGCTTTTACTGTAACGTTGTAGGTTTTCATTTTTTCTCCACGATCCTGATCGCCCTGCCTGCGTATTTTTTGGCAATCTTCCTTAATATTTCGCGAGATATAATATTGTCGCATAATGCCCACAGCTGGCATTCATCAATCGCTTGCTCCACCGTCACCTCCACAACCTCGTTCCTGCCGAGGGCTTCAATTTCTTTTCTGCGCTCAACGTTCATAAGGATGGATTCATTTAACAGCGCGTGGAGCCTGATGTTTTGTTCGGCGGCTTGGATGAGGGTTTCGAGTGCTTCAAGTGCGTTCTCATCCGTTTTACCCGATACATGTCCGCTTACTAACCACAATGTATTTCTTAATGTGGTAATCGCCTTACTGATCTTGTCGGGGGGTGTCGTCATTCTAATATCTCTCCATATACTTTTTGCAGTTGATAAACATACAAACGTGCGCCCCTTACCTCACCCAATTTTTTGAACACTTCCGCAATTTCTGAAACAGAAAGCTCGTGGTCGTAGATCATTTTGTTTCCTTGCTTATCGACAATAACATAGTGGCGTTTTGTAACATCACTCACCTCACACCTTCCCTTCGGCGTTGAGGAGGGATAATTTAAACTCCGCCTTGTATCGCTTGCCACTTGCCTTGTGCGGAAGTTCTGCGGAAGCCGTAAACGTTGTGGCATTTGTTTCCTGCATAAGACCAAGAGCCAGCGCAGATATTCCGGTTAAATAAAGCTGTGTCTTTTCTGGCAGATCAATGTCATTAAAGTGAAAATCAGCCAGTTCTTGCCATTTCTCCCTCGATATTGTCACGGTGTCGGGCTGCTTCTGTCCTTGTAAATAATGATATGCCTCTTTCTCGCAGTCCATGCACACCCATTGTATCGGCGCAGAGCCTCTGCGGAATAAATCTTGGTGGTGTATGTTGCAATGGGGGTCGGGCTGCGGGGATGGCTTGCTATCGCCAGCAGGACGCGTCTCATTATCGTATAACCATTTTTCAAGGAATGAGGCCACTTTTGTGTCGCGCTTAAATACATATTTTCTAAATGCGTGCAGGCCGTCCCAATCAATAGCAATAGGCTGCTGGGATGGCTGCAAGATGGCGCGGATTGTAGAGACCGCCTTCGTAGACATGACAGAGCATCTCCCCATTGATGTCTCTAACTCATCTAAAGCAGCGTTTTTCATTTCCTCGGTGATTTTCATTTCTTTTTCCTCTTCTTGATCTCGCGAATTTCTACCTTGACTACCTTTTGTCCGGCTTCGAAAAATCGACATGCGCTTTCCACTGCTTCGGCTTTTGTATGATATGTGCGCGAAATTTTGTTATCAGGCCATTTTACAACCCATGCTATGAATTTTTTCATGTTGCCTCCTTGTATTTGTCTGGCTGCGGGGGGTGAAGTTGGAGGGCTTGTTCTGCAAGCCATGACGATGGGTTTTGTCCTTCATGCTGTATGATTTTCAGCGTGTTTCTAAGACCTTCTATTTCATCGCCCTGCCCTGCGGTGGAGGTTATGTAGGTGCGGAGGGTGTCGCTCAGCGCATTATCGGCTTTGTTAGTCATTTTTTCATGTACCCGTTTATTTTCTTGATGTTGTTCATATAGGCGTCTGTCATCGTTCGCCCATGGTAATCATCACCGAGGCCTTTCAGTGCTAGGTCCGATGCGAAGGATGCTAAGGCGACTCTCATGGTCATCGCCTCGCCGACGGACAGTGTAGTGCCATTTACGACGATCGTTGGTTCGTCCATCGTTTATCCTTTCACTGGTAGATGTCTTGACACTAAACCAATCAGTGATAGAAATTCTTTAATTGGCATATCAGATTTAGCTCTGTTGATCTTATAGCAGCATGGGACACAATTTTTTACCGTGTATCCGAGTTTAGGATTTTTTCTGTCTATACCGTTATATTTTTTTGTCGGTAATAATCCTGTATAGAAACATGGTGATAAGACCAACTTAGAAAACTCTCTATCTGTTAACTTAAAAGGAATAGAGCGTCTTTTTGCATTACCTTTATAGCTTTGGAATAATTTATTAAAAGATTTTCCCTCTGGATATTTTGTTTCAAATCTGAGACATCCGCAGCTTTTTGTTCTTCCTGCAACAAGACTTCTCCCGACAACGGTTACAATTTTCCCGCATTCGCATTTGCATTTCCATTGGGAAAACGCCACACGAAGTTTTCCTTTATCGTCATTATAAGTATAGTTTTTATCCCTCTTTATAACAGATAACTTTCCGAATTTTTTGCCAGATAGATTTAATGTCTTGGTCATTATTACCCCTTAATGCAAAGGATCTGCTTGAGTTCATATACTATTTCAACCAAATCAGCCTGCGAAAGCATTACTTTTTCAATATCCTTATAAGCCTTCGGGCTCTCGTCGATGACATCAGCGTCCTTCCGACATTCGACGCCAGCGGTATCGCGAATATGGTCCTCCATGCTAATCAGCTTCTTTGCCTGCCCGCGGGACATCACGCGACCGGCACCATGGCTGCATGAACAGAACGAATCAACATTTCCCTTTCCGCGGACGATGAAGGACTTAGCCCCCATGGAGCCTGGAATGATTCCAAGGTCTGTCGCACGCGCTCGTACAGCTCCCTTTCTGGTGACGATGACGTTTTGTCCAAAATGGGCCTCCCTTGCAATATAGTTGTGGTGACAGTTGACCGCCATATCGGTGACCCTGAGGTTCGGAATGTGCTTGCGGATCGCCGCCAGCACGTTCTTCATCATCAGGCCACGATTGGCATACGCGAATTCCTGCGCCATTTCGACGGCCAGAACATAGTCTCTGAACAGCGGAGTGTCGTCGACAAGATAAGCCAGATCCTTATCCGGCAGGTTGATAAAATACTTCTCACATTCATTCTGCGCGCGCTCGATGAAATACATGCCGATCTTGTTCCCGAGCCCGCGGCTGCCGCTGTGAAGCATGATCCACACGTTCTGTTCGGTATCCAAGCATAATTCTATGAAGTGATTGCCGCTTCCGAGGGTACCCAGATGATTGACTGAATTATATGCGCGGGCCTTCTGGTGGCCTTCAACGATCTGGTCATAGCGATCAGCGAATTGATTCGCCCAGATTTCAGCTGCTTCATCCGGAATATCATGCCAGGCCCCGCGATCACCGGTTCCCCCGTTGTTGGTCCTCCCGTGCGGGACCGCCTTCTCGATCTCGCTTCGGATCGCCTGCAGGTTCTCCGGCAACTGCGAAGCCGTGAGCGTCGTCTTAACGGCCATCATCCCGCAACCGATATCCACCCCGACGGCGGCTGGACAGATCGCGCCCTTCGTGGCGATAACGCTCCCGACCGTGGCTCCCATGCCCCAGTGGACGTCCGGCATCACCGCGACGTGTTTGTAAATGAAGGGGAGATCAGCGATGTTCTTAAGCTGCTGCAATGCCACGTCCTCGATCGGAACGTGATCGACCCAAGCCTTTATCGGGTGTTTCGTGCCTTCATGGATATACTTCATTTAAAAAATCCTCCCTGTACAAGAATATAAATATTCATTCCAACGGTCGCGAGTCGCCCAAAGAAATTATATCTTTCCTTGATTTTTCTGCCGTGGACAAAGGCGTAGAGTACAAGGACTGTAAAATCCCCGATCACCCATCCCCATTGGGGCCAATGCCAGTTGTCGACGTCGATCATAACTTAACCTCCATCTTTTCGAACTCCGCGATGTATGTCGGATTGAGGCTTATAAGTTCCGCTTTTTGTTCCGGCGTGATCTTGGAGACCAATGCCGCGGCGGCCGCGCGCCAGCGGTCCATCGTCGGATAGGCCTTCTCGGCGCTCTTGGTCTTCAAGATGAACCGTACCGGCGTGTTGAATTCAACTAATCTCCGGCCGCACTCTTCATCGAATTGTTTTACGCTGTGAAGATACGCCGTGAGTTCTGCGGGCGGAAATTCATTGATCCGGCAGGCCTGTTCTTCCCAGTCCGGAGCCCCTTTGGAACCCTCGTCCATGATCGCCACGATGTTCATTTCACCCCAGAATTCGTTTCCACCAATCGGTTGAATGCCCTGATCGGTCGGGACGTTTTTCTCCCCAGATTTTCCGGTCGACGCGTTTTCCCATTTTTCCTTGACCATCTTAATCTTCGGCTTCGCGCGGAAGCAGAGGATGAAATTGACGTCCAAACGGCTGATCCCGAATTGAATTAAATTCGTGCGTTGCATCTTGGGGACGATCAACGAGGACATAAGATATTTTTCTTTGGCCTTGTCGCGTTTCGGACCATCTTCAATATCGGCGGTTTTGCGTTCCTGAAATTGATGCGAATAATCCAAGAGGCCGCCAGGGCCTTCATGTTCGTCGCTCATGGCGTCGACGATGATGTTATTAAAGCCCGCCTTGGCCGCCGCATTGATCGCCGCCCCGAAGTGCTCTCCCGAGAACGGGGGCTGCAAATCGAAGTGCCTGAATTTGAAGGCGTTGGCATATCGCATCGCCCGCTTGTTCTGGGTGTCGATCACTGCGGTTTCACCGCCAAATCCTGCGGCCAGTCTGAGCGCCGACACGGTCTTGCCGGAGTTCGGCGGACCGGCGAGCGCCATTTTGACGTAGGTGTTGATCGGCGTGGCTTCTTTGAAGTCGTTGGGGCTATAGCTGAATGACATTATGCTGCTTTCTCTTTTGGGGTTTTAAAAGCGTCGTATTGTTCGATCGCCCAGACGATGGCGTAGAGGCACCAAATATAATGGTAAGTCCAATCCATGCCGGAGATCATACCGGATTCCTCGAATCGGAATCCTTCATGTTCAAAGTCATACAGGGCGTTACGAAGTTCCGTCTCAAATTCGAGAGAGAAAACATCGGATTCCAGTGCCTCCTTGATGGACTTTAACTTCTTCTTGTTGAGGGCATACCCTTCAAGGTGGGAGTGAACATCTTTGCGGTAGGTATCGATACTGAACGTCCTTGATCCGTTCCCGAACTTGCTGTCCGACTGTATCTTTTCAGCCCAATAATCGGGGTTGATTTTCTTGCCGCGAAAGAACGTGAGCATATCTTCGACGCGAGAAAATACATAGGTTCCCATGTCGCCGTGTACGGTCAGGCATTGATCCCACGTCACGATTTCAAACCATTGGTTAAAGGAATTTTTATCGGCGCGGAATCGTAGATGCCGGTGAAGGCCATTGTCTAGGACAACGATCATCTTGTGATCCCTAACATCCTTAAGAAACTGCGCTTCCGTGGGCACATTCGTAGTCATTTTTATGCCGCTTCCCGCTGCAGTGTTTCTGCACGCTGTTTTTCATGCTCTTTAAATTCTTCCCATTGCGTGAGTTCCCACGCGGGCGGATATGCGTAGATCACGCGGCCGCGGGAATAGCCATCCCATTTGCCGGTCTCGATCCCGCGTTTCCAGGTATCGAAGGCCCAGTCTATTTTCTCGTTCGCCAAGTCGAGGCCAATTTCACCGAGGATAACCGGATATGCGTCGTGGGGCTCGCTTTGCTCGATGACCGCCAAGATAAACCGCTTGTCCTCCTGCGCCAGCGCTTTCCAGACCCTTTTGTAAAAGGCGACACTGATGTCCATGCCGAGGCCGTAGAGTTGGTTTTTTATCCATTTGGCTGGTGTATAATCGGCACCCGTGGACTTGATATCCCAGAGACTCTTGCAGATCGCATCGATCCTGATCTTGCACCAGACGCCATTGATCTGAACGACCACCGTTTTTTCAACCTGATCGGTCGTGAACTCTTCTCCGAGCTCTTTGGCGAATTCCGACATCTGCGGCTCGAAGGCGGCGGCCATGCGGACGGCCGCCTGAAAGTTTTCCTCCTTGACGACCACCTTTCCGGCCGCAAGATTGCTATCCCGCCATGCCTTGGCTTCGTTGGTCCTGAATTCAGGATATGGGCTTACGGCTATCCGCTTGTCGGCCTGCTTGAGGATCAGCGCATGGGCGACGGTTCCGATGCCGGAAACAGTCGTTTCCTCATCTTCCTTATCGATCCCCCCGATGTCGGGGTGGGCACAGGCGGCGTGCCATGGTGATTTATCGAGCATCGCTTTGATCGTCGACGCCGAAAGTGGCGGCGTCGGGGTCAGTGCCTTTCCGAGATATTGCGAAAAAGGAATATCGTAAATTCCTGCAGATGTTATCATATTCTTAATCCTTCTTTTTGATTTACCAAGTCGTTCCACTTTTGCGCCGCACTTTTTCTGATCTCGGGTGTCATCTTGTAGAATCGTTCCCAAAAACCAGGCTGGCTGCTGATGACCACGAAGTCGCGCTTATTCGCGAGACGGTCGTTCATCGTTTCTCTAATAGCTAATTTTAACATGGTTTATCACTCCTTTCGCTATGGCTATGATGATCATTTTTGCAGGATCTTCTCCCTGCCGAGTAGCTTCGTCAATTACGGCCTGAATACATGTCATGGCCTCATTATTGATCTTCTTCTTATGCGCCTGATCCGCCTCCCTCTTGCGCGTCGCCGCGTCTTCGGCGGCCTTAGCGGCCGCGGCATCGTCTTGCTGTTTTTTCAACGCGGCCTGCTTGTCGCGCTCCGCCTTCTCTTGGGCGTCCTTGAGCGCCTTGGCTGCGGCCGCGGCATCGTCTGCGGCTTTCTTTTCGGCGGCGGCAAGAGCGGCCTCTGCATCGGCTTTATCGCGTAACGCCTTTTCCTCGATCTGGCGCTGGCGATCTGCGGCATCATGCAGTTCTTTTTCTACCCGCTGGCGCTCTATCTCGGCATCGCGAGCGGCTTTTTCCTCTGCTGCGCGGGTGGCCTCGGCGGCCACTCGTTCGTCATGTTCACGACGCTGGCGTGCCTCTTCTTCGGCACGAAGGCGGGCGAGTTCTGCGGCGTCCGCTTCTTTTTTAAGAACATCGTCATACAAGGAATCGAGTTTTAATCTCGTCTCATCAGCCTTTTGAATTGCGCGCGCCGAAAATTCTTCCCATTCGCGGTTCATAAGTTCTGGAATTTTATTAATCCGATATTTTATGGTTCCGCTATCTGGATTATAGAATATTCCGGACAATCCATGCATGAATAGGGCGTTGTCGACGATCTTCAGAAGTGCATCTTCATGGGCCTGAATTCGCAGTTTATCCCTGTTCTCCCATTCTGTCAGCGGCTTCCTGATCTCTTCCTGCAGGGCCTCCATGCGTTCCCACGCGCGCTTGCGTTCGGCGTTCACGACCGCGATCTGCGCGCGCTGTTCTTCGGTGAGGTCTTTTCCCATTTTGTCTAGGAAGGTCTTTGATTTTGCGAGCTTGAAGGCCAGCGATCGAATGTTATCGCGGCCAGCCTCGGTGCTTATATCGCGATCGATGCTCTTGGCATCGGCTTCGATCTTATCGATGATCGAATCTAGGCCGTTCGGGGTACTGAATACCTGCAACGGATTTTGGATGGAAATGATGGTAAGTTCTGTGGACATTTTGTTTCCTCTCTTGTTTAAAATCGGCGTGAACAGGTGACGCGCCGGACATGATCTTCATATTCGTATTTCAGGGACACGCGCAACCAGCGCAATAGATCCTGACGGTGTTCCTCGGGTAGTTCGCGATCCGGAACACCCCAGAAATCGAATGCCTGCCAAGCCTCGCCATACATTTCTTTGCGTTTTCTTGTGAAGGCTTCTTCTATTTGTGTCATTGCTGGGCTGTCTGTATGTCCGGTCATTACCGCGCCCCTCTGATCATGTTCTTTAACAGCCTGTTAAACGCGGGCGGCGCTTCGGAAGGCATCTGCGCCGCCATTTCTATGCCGGATGCTGCGGCAGGGTTTTGCGCGTGTGGGGCGAGCGCGCAGGGGAAATAGGTGTTTATGTTGAGCATCACCGAGATTGTCAGGATGACTGCGAAAGCGGTTTTCATGTTTTTTCCTTTCTGTGACTGGCAGGCGGGGGAATTGGCCGCCCCCGCCGCCTCAGTCACGAGCCTATTGTTTGGGTTCGATAATAATGTTACGTGCCGCAAGCTCGCCGATGGTGGTGCTGCACCCATAAATTTCGAGCAGGGCGTCCCAGCATTCTTGGGCTGTTCCGGTGGCCTGCACCTTTCCGTTTTCTTTAAGTTCGTATTCCATGTTGATTCTCCGTGACTGATTTTATCGGGCGGAATTGCCTGATGACCCAATAATAGGCGAAACCGGAATCGCCCGCAAAGGGTATTTTAAACTATTTTCAACATTTTTTTATGCGCCCCCTCTTGACATCAGAGTGAAAATCACTGAAAGTGCCTAAAAGGAGTTTTTAATGAGTAAAAAATCAGTAAACGGCTACAACTTATCCACAGATAATCAGGAATGGCTTGCCAAAAAAGCGAAGGAGTTAGATCGCTCCGCCAGCTATTTCCTCGATTCTATCGTAACAGCCCAAAGAGAGAAGGATGTTAAAAATGGCAAAAGAAAAGCTTAAAACAACGGATGAAGAGTCCGCTGGTGTCGGTCATAACAGTGGCGGGGTATCCGGCGCACTGCTGAAATCCTTTATCGAGCGCATCGAACATCTCACGGAAGAAAAGACTGCGATCGCCGAAGATATCCGCGATGTATATAGTGAGGCAAAGGGCACAGGATTCGAACCCAAGATTATCCGCAAGCTCGTCTCGATCCGCAAACAGAACAAAGAAAAACGGCATGAAGAACGGGAACTCTTAGAACTTTACGCCTCGGCAATTCAGATGGAATTGGATTTTTAACAGAGCATAGCACCACACTATATCCGCCTGCATGGGCTATCATGCGCGACATACTCCATTGATGGGCGTCCCGAGAAGCGAGGAGTTAAAACACTTGGGACAGACGGATATATACTTTTTTTCTACCGCGCAGCGTCCGGCGGATCACGGGACGCAAACTGAAAGGAACTAATAAATGGAAATCCAAATCGTAGAAAAAGGCGTGTCACTGGAAATCAAGGACAAGGCTGGTAACGCTTTTAACAAAGTCTATGTCGGCGCGGGCTGGGACATGGTCGGAGCACCGGTTGATCTCGATCTCGTTGCCGCGGCCCTCGTTGACGGAAAATTGACGAGCGCAACACGTCTCGTGTACTTCAATGACAAGACCGAGCCAGGTATCACACTCAGCGAAGACAACAGAACCGGCGAAGGTGATGGCGATGACGAGAGCATCGTCATGGACCTGACAAAGGTTGAAGCCGATGTTAACAGCATCGCGATCGGCGTTTGCGCTTACTCCGGCGCAGATCTCGCAACTGCCAAGAACTTCCGTTTCCGCATCGTTAACGGCCAGACGGCAACCGACCCGCAAGTGTTTGAAGTCAAGGCTGACAACGCTGCTGGCGGTGACACAGTTCTGCATGCAGCAACACTGCACCGCACTCCTGCTGGTTGGACTCTCCAGAATGTTTCGCAATACTACAAGACCGGCAATGGAAAGAAATCCATTGAGGGATTTGCGAACCTGTTCTCTGGCAACGTCGCGAAAGCAGCCTAACACTATCGGGGTGGGCCGGTTGAGCCCACCCCTTTTTTTTTATCAAGGGACAGGTTCATGAAAAACTGGCTTAAAAAACAACTGCTCGAAGTTTCTTTCTGGGCGGGGCTGATAATGGTCATCGGCGCTTTCTTCTTTCCGCCACATACGTTCATTTACATCGGTCTTGTTCTGATCGTCGTCGATGACCAGGCGGCCGCGCATTGGCTAAAAAACATCGCGCCACAACTTTCGAAGTGGATAGATGAAGTATGATCGCGACATACAGCGTTGGGGTCTTTATCGAGGCCGGACTCGCCGTGGGCCTGATAATCGGATTCATCGTGGGTTCAATGTATCGGGGGCTCATCGATAAGTGGAAGTTTAGAAACAAGAATAAAGGAAAGTAACTAATGAGACGATTAAACACTCAAATAAAAATCCTGCGTGAGCTTCAAAAACAAACCCTTCTCTTGAAGGGAGCAAATGATAAAAATAATAAAGCATATCAGAAATCACAAAGAGCCTATCAGAAGACTCAATCTGCACAACTAAAAGCTCATCGTCTTGAGGTTAAGCTTTACAAATTAGCCATCAAAGGGAGAAAGCTTTATAATGCTCAGTTCAAGAACAAAAAAATCATCGTTCCTATGGAGAGAACTCAAATAAAACCGAAGAAGTTAAAAAAGTAATTCTCGCTATTATTCGAAGCGAAGGACGCCGCCGAATACACCGGCGGCGTTTTTTTGCCCGAATGGGTATTTGACTTAGGATTTTTTACCCTATTATATCCTTTTCCGAAAGGATATATATTATGAATTTCGAGCAGCAAATTATTGACTTAAATCAAAAAGTTTTTGAGCTAACGGTTCAAATTGATAACCTCCATCGCTTCACCGTCCCCCAGCGGTTGGCCTGTGATTTAAAGAAGGTCTGCGAACAAAACAGCCTGAACCCCGAGAGATTTGAATTACCGCTGACAAAGACGCGCCTGGCCCATTCAATTGGCATCGAGCATGAAACGCTCTCACGAACGATTCCGAAGATGGCCGAGTACGGGATATCGATCAGTGGAAAGGTCGTGGAATTCACGGATAAGCCGCGCACGCAGCGTACCGTCTGTGATGATTGCGCCGGTCGTGATGCCTGTCGGGCCTTCAAATATGTTGGATGATCAACGGACGTTTTTGCCCTCTGCGGCGTCGGTCGTGCGTGGAATCGATGTCGCATACAATTCAACGAGTTCTCGGTGAAGGCTTGATCTCGGGGTCTCCAAGAGCGGGATCAGCATTCCAATTTCTTCGAGAAACACCTTCGCGAACTTCGGGTCGCAGGCGACAATGCTGTGAACATTATCGATGATGTCCGCGCACTTGATGATCTTCGTCGCATGGCAGGACAGGCGCAGGCGTTCCCGTGACAAGCCTTTTCTCTTCTCACGATTTCCGGCGACCAGCGGAGGATCCGTGAGTTCCTGAACGATGCGACAGATACTTGATCCAAAAGCCAGACCAATATCTTCGGATGTCACATTGGTGTCCTCGACGACGTCATGGAGAATCGCCGCGATAATTATTTCCTCGCGCTGGAGCTCGAGTGCCTTATCTAAGGTCGCGCAGGACACCATTTTTGCGACCGATAGAAGGTGGATCAAATAGGGCTCATTTGAATATTTTCTTTTCTGATCGCGGTGAGCTTCTTCAGCAAATTGTATTGCATGTATGATATCGTGGTTGCTGAAAATTGTCATGGCTTCGGAAATTCCCATTTTTGCGGGTCTGGAATATCTTCTGGTTTTCGCGCTATAACAGCAATACCGCCATCCTGAACAATATTGTCTTTCCAGTCCCATTGTTCTTTTGATGGACGAGTCGTGGCTTTAGTTTCTACGCTCAAAAAAACGCATATTCTCTTCCCCACCATGTCAGGTGTAATAACCACTGGTGCATATCCTATCCAATCAGCGCTGCCTTTTTTAAGGCCATAATGCAGATGAATGCGATCATCATATCCAACATTGTTTCTCCAAAGCTTTGCTCTGCGTTTTTCCCATGCGGCGAGACGCACAGAATCGCTGACTAGATTTTCTTTTTTGCCCATTACTTTTTCTTTCTCTTCTTCGCCGCATAAGTCATTGCCGCCCATCCCTTTTTATAACCTCGTTGTTTTTCGATAGCAACGAGATCAGCCATTGTTTTCGCCATTCCAATTTCCCTCCTCAATCGCAAGCGTTCATCTTCCGCAGCTTTTTTTCTTTCAGCGACTGCAGCGCGAGTCATCTCGACAAGTTCACCTTCTGTATATTTCAACTTTCGTTCTTGCACCGGCGGATCGTATCCGCAATACGGACACTTTTGTGCGGGTGGAAAAACTGCATCACATTGCTTGCATTGCATGATCCCAGATTGCCCTTGGCGAGACAGGTTTTTGGGTGGCATGGTCAATGACCATTCGATCAGATCATCTGGCAGTCCGAAGATGCTGACGTTATCCACGCAGTCCAGAAGATAGGAACATGGCTTCACGCTTGATGCGATTGCCGCCCGCCGTTGTTCTGCAGTATCAAGAGGCATGCCATCGGCATAAAATGGTCTTGATAAACGCCCTGGCTGCTGAATGGCTAAAATCTGGGAACGATATGGGCGAAGCTGGATGCCGACGGTGGCGCGCGGAAGGTCGGTTCCTTCGTTAACAATATCGCAACTAACAATCCCCTGTATCTTTCCAGAATTATAATTATCGAATATTTCCTTCCGTTGCCCTTCCTTCATCGTCCCATCTACGGCAAAAAAGCCATATCCGGCCTGCTGGAACTGCTCTGCGACTTCCAAGGTGTGTTTGATGCGCACAGTATAGACAATAGCTGGGAGGGCATCCGCTATGCGTTTATAATGGTCAATGGCGTTGCCTGTCACCACTCGTTTATTCATAGCCGTTTCAACCTGATCTAAATTGTCGTAATCTACGCCACGCAGCACTGCAACGGGGGCGGGGGCAAAAACACGATATGGAACAAGATATCCATCATCGATCAATTCTCTGACGCTGGGGCCGACTATCATTTCATCATAAAATTTTCCCAGATCAATCGGGCTGGCCGTTACCCCCAGCAGAATGGCGTCAGGATATCGGGCAAGGATTTCCTGAGCGCTTGGGCTGATGGAATGGTGGCACTCATCATAGATGAACATATTCGGCGCAGGGACATCTTCACGCTGATAAAGAGTCTGGATGCTGGCGACCTGAATATTTTTTTCGTACTCTTCTGGATATCCTGATTTTATGATGCCGTGATCAACATCAAACGCAGTGAGCTTGTTTGAAATTTGTTTGATCAATTCACGGCGATGCGCAGCTGCCGTAACTCGTTTTTGTTTTCTTGACGCGCCTTGTCCGATGACAGTGAAAACGATAGTTTTGCCTCCACCGCAGGGAAGAACATAAACAACGCGCCGTTTTTTCCGACGATACGCATCTTTGATTTTTTCAACGGCTGCATCCTGGTATGGGCGAAGATGAATCATGCGGGTTTTTTATTCCGATGATCTGGTTTTATCGTCAGTGCATCTTCAATCTTCCATCCAGATTTTAGTCTGTTTAAAACTGTTGTGGCTCCGATCTTATATTCTCTCGCCCAATCTGCCATTGATTGAGTCTTTCCGAACGCAGCAAAGGGTTTTGAGTTTGCAAGTTTTGAATTATCTGATCCCGTGATCCATCGACAATTTTCAGGACAGTAATTTTTTTTACTATTTTTTCTATCGATACAAAGATTGTCGGCATATCCGTGGCTCAATGCCCAATCTCTAAAGGGTATAAATTCATGCCATTCGTCACAAACGATTATTCCTTTACCCCCATACGCAGGGAAACTGATAGATTTTTCATTATAGCAACGCGCTTTCATTGTGCGCCAAATATCATATAATCTCTGGCCGGTCATTCCATGCGTTGTTCTTGAAATACAGATTCTTTTGGCTGACTCTCTTTGGCCACATCCGCAGCTTTTTGGATTGCCTGAATTCAAAGCTCCAGTATGTGATAAAATTTCTTTGCCACAATCACACACGCAAAACCAAAATCTTTTTTGATCTGCATGCGAAAATCCCGTAACGGTTAACTTCCCAAAACGATCTCCGATAGCTATTGGTTTTTTCTTCATGATTTTCCCTCGGTTTTTAAAAACTGGCTCATCCACAGCCGAGGGGCTGTTTCAGACTTACGGGATTTCGAGGCCCACCAGTTAAAAATATAATAGAGCGTTTTTATAAATCGTCAAGATCATGGATTGATATATTCCCTGCCGTTCTCATCTCGGCGGCGGCCGGTATCAGGATGCCGGTGCCATCCTTCTGGCTCGCCTTCGCCATTCCAAGCGTCTAGGGCGATCTTTGCGGCCGCATAGGTATGATAGCACCAGCGGTCTTCATAACTGAACCTGTCGCCGACGCGGCCGGTTATAATCGCGTGCGTGAACAGCAGGGGGTAAATTGCAAAATAACGATCCCCGATGATCCTCGCATCCTTGTATAGGCAATCTTCGGTCAGAAATTTTATGAACTCAGCGGTCATGCGGCCTCCGCGGCGATGATCGCGTGCCCGACCATTTCAAATAATTGCGGGACTACGGAGTTTCCGAGGGATTTAAGTCTGTCCATCCGATGGGGTATCCCATTAGCCACTCGACGAATTCCGGATTCAGAGGGCCAGAGTCCTCGCGGGCGATCGCCGTCGCTAGATCGTCCCCGCCAGATCCATCCCGCTCCATCCTTGCAAAATCCGGCCCCGAAGGACTCGATTTTGGGGTCGGGAACATCCGCGCGTAGACCTTGCGCGCCAGTTGATCGGTGCGTTTCCTCTTCGATCCGTCCGGATTTGTCCCCTCCTGCGCCATGCCAGGAGTATCTTTCCAATCGCGGGCGCTCGCTGTGGGCCACAACGATGACCCTGTCTCGTCGGTGTCTTGCATCGACGGATAGAGCTGGAAGTACAAACGCCCTGCAGGTGTAACGCCAGCTCTCCAAGTCAGAAAGCACAGTGTCGAGGCCCATGCTGATGTGGCCAAAAACATTTTCTCCAACGACCCAAGAGGGCCGGAACTTTTTGACGCAATTAAACATTTCCGGCCAGAGCCAGCGGTCATCTCCCGCGCCTTGTCGCTCGCCGGCAAGAGACTCACCTTGGCAAGGATATCCTCCGGTAATAACGTCAATTGCTCCGTCATGTTCAAATCTCCTTACGTCGTTATAAATGGGGACATCCGGCCAGTGTTTTTTAAGGACGCTCTGGCAGAACGTATCGATCTCGCAGAAACCGACGGTCTTTATTCCTCCCGTGCGTTCAAAGCCCAGAGAAATTCCGCCGATACCGGAAAATAGATCGAGATGATTTAGCATCCGTCTTCTTTCCGATAATCGTTATAGTTGATATCGAAAAACCCAAGCTGCCCTTTGTAAGGTGTGAAAGGCAGCGGCTTTGAATTATCAAGCACGAATCCTAATTTCCCAAAAAACCACGGCTTGTCGCGCTCAGTTAAAAGGTGCCTGTCTTTTTCTTGAACGGTGTTTATGAGGCGGGACTGTCCAACGATGCCGCCGACCTGTATCTCATCCGCAAAGGGTGTTTTTGCATAAATTTCTGGCATACATTCTTCAAGCCAGTAATATGCCTCTTTATCAACTTTTTTTCCGGTGTGGACGAGGAACGTCCCGCGGAATCGCGTGTCCCATTTTCTATTTTCGATCGACTTGTGGCCGTTGACGATTAACCAGGCCCACGGCTGCTGGATTGATAACGCTTTCATCGCACGACTCTCGCGATCGACGGTTCTGATTTCTGGACATGTTGAACGATATCCGAAAGTTCTACAAAAAGATCAGCTTGGCGACGCAGTTCATCGGCGATCATCGCGGGGGTGCTCTGGAGGGAGCTGACGACCGTGACGGTCACGCCTTTGCGCTGGACGGCCTCGACTAGACGGCGGAAATCACCGTCGCCGGAGAACAGAACAATATGGTCGACCTTGTCCGCGATCTCCATCATGTCGATGGCCAGCTCGATGTCCATGTTGCCTTTGATCTTCCGGTGGCCGTCGACTTCAAATTCTTTTGCGAATTTTTTGACCACCGCATATCCGTTGTAATCCAGATAATCTATGAGGGGCCGGATCGGATCCACTTCTTTGGTATCCAAGATCGCTGTATAATAAAATGCTCTGATCAGTTGATCGCCGTCCGCGCGGAGCCAAGAGAGCAGGCGTTTGAAATCCATCTGGATTCCCAGCGCTTTGCCGGTTGCATAAAAATTTGGTCCGTCGATAAAAGCAGCTAATTTCATGATTTCCTCTGTGATTTTTTCAATTTGTCGACCATTTTATTGATTTTCGGAATCAGCGGATTCGGGATCCGCATGACAGTTGTCTTATAAGGCAATTTTGGGCGTCCATTCTTATTCATGCTTTTCCTCCAAAACTTTAATAAATTCCGGAGGTAATGAACAATTATCCGGCGCATCGGCGAACATCGGCGCGATATCTTCCGGCGTAAAACCAGCAATACCGCAGCCTATGGCGACAACGTTAAATTTCCAGTCTGGACGGTGAAATGCGAATGCGATAAAAGCATCCACGTATTCGCTGATTATATTCAGCGGCAGCCTTTCGAGATTAGTGCTGAGCGTGGGTATGGCATAACTGTTTCCAGTAAGTCCAACACCCGCACCCCATTCTGCACCGTGTTCATCGTGAGCGTGGGCCGCTGATCCACCGCCATGTTTTCCTGCCAAGTTAGATCCAAATACGAAGATTGAGCGGCTCATATTGACACCTCTACAAACTTCCCTTTCGCATCAAGGCCATACCAAACATTTTCTTTCAGTCCTTTTTTACCAATAATGCCGGTCACGAATTTTACTGGGGTTATTTCATCATCTTTATATAATACGAGAGAAACGAGCGTGCCTTTTTTTCCCCTGAATTTTCCACGCGCGTGTACGGAGGAGAGAATCCCGAAATCACCCGTGATTTCCTGCTGGGCGTTGTAGCCGCTGGAGGCCTGCTTGGCGTAATTTCCGCTGGAGGCCTGCTGGGCGTTGTCGCCGCTGGAGGCCTGCTTGGCGTAATTTCCGCTGGAGGCCTGCTGGGCGTTGTAGCCGCTGGAGGCCTGCTTGGCGTAATTTCCGCTGGAGGCCTGCTGGGCGTTGTCGCCGCTGGAGGCCTGCTTGGCGTAATTTCCGCTGGAGG